TTGGATACGGTGAAGGCTGACGTTTGTCAGTTATATGCGAGAAGAGATTCGATGCGTTAGCGTCGTTTCTCTTTGAGCTAGAATAAAACAAGTAAATTAAATATTTATTTATTCCCAATATTGCTACAATATTAAGAGTAATATTAGGAATGCGTAAAGTCAAAACCAAATGGTACATGGTCGGTCAACTGTACCTGGATAGTAATTCGTTCATGGTCGGTCAGCTGTATCTCGCCGAAATTTGTTCGAATGGAAAACCGACTATTAAATAATTTTTTTTTATAATTTTTTTTTTATTTCAATATTGCTACAGAATTAATGAGACTAGAATTCGTAACAAAGCTACGAGACTCGAATTGTTACGAATTGTTACGATATTAACGAGACTAGAATTGTGGCAATATTATAATTTTTTTATTTTGGGCCAGCGGGGAGGGGAAGCCCAACGTCCTATCGGACTTAAAATACGGTCCCTACTCCAACTTTTTCCTACAGCCTATCGGCTTTCAAACAACACCAAGTTAGGCGCTTCGCTTATGGGTCAAGGTCAAAGTCTCCGTGCTGTTGTAACAATGGCACAGGTTTGTGATATTAGTTGGAAGTGAATTGTGTAATGGCTACGCTATTATAATCCGTTTCAGTTAAATCATACACAATCTTGGAGACTTACAAATGACTACTATCACCACTCAAACTATCAAATCCGTTGTTCCTGCTATCACTGCTCTGGTATACCGTGCCAAAGAGAAACAGAACTATATGCAGCCTCAGACTTGTGCTATTGCTGCCTTAGCCATCTTCAAGATGATGACGTCTTTCACTCGTGATGACGTTGTTCCTGCCATCGCGATGGTTGAGCTGGCTTCTGCTTCTATTGCTGATGCCAACCGTTATAACAACGATTTGAAAGCAATGCACTATGTTGACCCAGCTATCAACCTCATTGGTCTGGCTAAGCACTTTGGCTTCATTACCATGAACGAAGACAAGTCATTCCAACAAACTGATACATGGGTTGAACTGGTTACAACCAAAGACACAGCAGTGCCATTCACTGAACGTGTTACATCTGAATCTCGTCGCAAGCCTTTCGTTAAAGGTGGCAAAGTTAAGCCATCCAAGACTCTGAAAGCTGCAATCGAATTCCTGCAAGATACTGAGTACCATGTGGAGACTGAGATGGTTCGCATCATCCAGTCCATGCTTGAGCAACGTACTTATGGCGGCTTGCAGATGCCAGAAGCAATCCAGACTGAACTCCATGTTTGGAACAATGCTGTAGCAATGATGAATCAGGACACGCTGTATTCTGACTACTTTGCTGATAACCGTGGTCGCCTGTATCATGTAGCATGTGCTGGTCCTAACCCACAATCATCTGACTTTGCTCGTTGCTTGTATTCTCACAATGTTGAGAACATCGTTAAGAAGTTTAACGAAGATGGTTCTACTACCATTGCATACAACATGTTCATGGCAGAGCTGGAAGATATTTCCGGTGGTGAATGGTGCAGTGCTAAGCGTCTGACTTATGTTGCTCAGAATCCAGCTGGTTCACTTGCTCGCATGATGAACATGCCTAAAGCTGAACGTCCTTCTAAGCCATTCACTTATGTTCGTCTGGCTCTGGATTGGTTCAAGTTTGAGACTACAGGTGAATGCGATTCTCGTGTAGGCTTTGGCTTAGATGCTAAATGTTCTGGTACTCAATATCTGGCATTCATTGCTGGTAACATGGAAATGGCTCGTGCAACAGGTCTGGTTGATTCTGAGACTAAAGCATCTGACCCATACCAGTTGAGTCTTCGTGAACTGTTGAAGCTGCTGGATAAATCTTCAATGAAGCCATCTCCTGAAATCATGGATGAATTCTTGAATCCGAAAGCTGGTCGTAAGTTTATCAAAACTCCATACATGGCTATTCAATATGGTGGTGGTAAAGCTGCATTGACTGGCTCTTCTGACTTCATTAGCTACATGACAGAAGCACTCCAGATTCCTATGGAGAAAGCTGAGGCATTTGCTGAACTGTGTGTGGAAGCAATCCATAACGCATTGGGTGCTAAGATTAACATGTTCATTGAGAAAGCTGCTGATGCTGCATACAACCGTTGTGTTGAACTTGGTAAAGAGTATATCACATATCGTCACACTGATGGTCAGGTTGTAATGAAGCCTTGCTTCCCATCTCGTGAAATCTGTGAGGCATTCAGCATTCGTGTTGATTCTCAAACTCGTGTCATCTTTGGTCAGATTCAGGAGAATAAGCCTTGGACCATTCGTGAATCCAATCCAACTAAAGAAGAATTCAAGCGTACTTTCGTTGTTAACTACATTCAAGGTATTGATGCACTTGTTGCTCGTACTGTTGCAGTTAAAGCTAAAGAAGCTGGTCTTCGTGGCTTCACTTCAATCCATGATTGTTTCCGTTGCTGTTTGGCAGATGCTCCACGCATGATGGAAGTTATTCGTGCAGCATATGTTGAAATCTTTGTAACCAACAATCAATTCGAGAATCTGTCTAAGCAACTTGGTGGCATTCAGATGTATCATGAGAACATCGTAACCGAAGAGCTTCTGATGAGCGAACACGCTTACTACTTCTGCCAGTAACAACTATGTGCCAAGGATGGCATTAGTTGCATGTGAATCTAATAAAACAATTTGGAGACTTTATAATGTTTACAGTGACCTTAGTAACCTATTACGGCAAACAAGTTTGTGAGAAGTTTGAGACTTTAGAAGAAGCAAGAGCTTTTGCAGCTCGTGAAGAGAATATCTATGTAGAGTGTGAAATCACTGATGGTGATATGTCATACGAAGTGGTTAAGCCTGCACTCAACTGATTCCTAATATTCGGACAATATTGTTGCATGTAATATTGTCCCGATATTCGACATTAGTTGGATGTGAAGTAAAAGAATACGGAGAAATATTCCGCATGTCATGTTGAATCATTCTAGAAACATTCAGCATGTCAGCTTTGAGTTACAGTGTTGTAATGATGTGGCAATCATTGAACTCCCTAGGTAGGCCACCTACAGTTCCAGCAACCATGACTTAGAGTAGGAATATCTATCCGAAACTTGGACTTCACCTATAGCATGTTCAATTGCGACAATATTGCTCCATCTCCTATTATAAAGGCCCACCCACAAGCCGGGAGATAACTTTGGTAATATTGGAACTTTTGGACATGCTTCTTTCTTTCAATCAGAATTCGAAAGAAGAGAAGAAGTCGGACAAAGCCGCGAAACTAATCCCGTAGCCCGCCCCGATTTTGAGCAACAAATATTGTGACAATATTGTCGCAGTATGGCATGTAAATATTGCTACAAATTGGCATGTTGGAATGTGGCAGAATTGTTAGAGGACTAATCACCTCGAAGATACAATCGTCTACCAATCTGGCATGTTAATTTTGTAACAGTATTTGTGCCAATTTCGCATGTAATAGCTGTATCAGTATTAACCCAATATTCTTGCAACCCGCATGAATACTGGCTTCCAGCCAAGCGAAGGCTTTATCATCGCATGTAAATATTGTGACAATATTGGGATAAAACCCTTTATTTAATTAGTTTTATTATGCTGTACATGGTCGGTTTTCCGTACCTATTGCGCCACTTCTTGATGTGCCAAATACATTCCAAGATAGGAGCAAACCTGTAATTAATGATGCATGTTTAATTGTGACAAAATTCGTCTATTTGGCAGATGAGTTAGTTGCAATTAAGCATGTCCATTTATCATTAGTTGCATGTGAATAAGACCAAATCTCTGTAAATTTTGCTGAAATTGTGTGACAGATTTTAGAGAGATTATGTCTCCAAGCTAATCATTGTAGTTTTTCGGCACTTGCTGTGTCACATACTCCCTACAGCTTTAAGGTGGATTGAGGTAAGACAAGACCTCCACAATCGTTATGTAGGGAGTTCTTTTAACTTAGGAGAATAAAATGACTCGTTTTAAAGATTTGGAAGATGGTGCAATCTTCTTTACGCGTGGTGGAGAACACCTGCAAAAAGTTTTGGAAGATGATATTAATGTAAATGCAGTATTCGTTGGTGATTCTAACATTGGTGTTTTATTAAATGACAATGAGAGAACTTTTACCGAGGAGGAGTTTAAAGAAATCTCAGCCTCTGATTTAGTTCAAGAGCCAATTGAAGTTTAATGCAGGGGGGAGTAAACCCTCCAAATTCGGAGAGCAGAAATGAATTACGCGCTGTATCAATACATCAATCGTGACGGTGTTGTTTCTCATGCTTTGGTTAATACTGTAACTAAGGCAGTAATGTTGGCCGACACGGTGATTTATGGAGAAAGAGGGCGTCTGGTTTGGAAACCTGCTGCACACCCTGAATATGTTTGGCTTGCAATTCAAAATGACAAGCACAACAAAATTGTGGCAATGGCTGTTCACCCTCAATTCATTAAAGCACGAGGTTAATCATGGACTTCATCGTCTACTTTAAGTTAAATGGTGTGGAGCAAAGATTGTACTTCAATTCTTTACTTCGTTTGCAACAGTGGGCGGAGAAGTTTGTTGGGTATGACTTTGAATACATCAACGCATGTACACCTGACGAACATGAGGAAATCGTGTTCAGTTCTTTAAATCAAATTCTGGAGGCCAAATGAAGGGCAAGTATGAAAACATATTGCTAAAGTCTCCAAATGGAGTGTTTTATGTGTGCACTCCTGAATATAAATTTGCAGCAATGTACCTCGAAAAGTTAAGAGGTTGGATTCCAGTAAATGTGAAAGTGAGTGTGCTGAAAGAGTGTACACTCATTGGCCGAAATCTAAAATCAAAGGCGGGTTGGTTGTGAGCCAGTTTAAGTTAAAAGCAGATTTAATCGAGTTGGCCTCTTATGAAGAGAAGGTCGAATTCATTCAGGAGCGTTTGGTTGTTAACTATGGTGGTTGGTGGGATATTGCAACAGATGAGCTAGTCACCATTGTTAAAGAAGAATTCGGCATTGAGCTGACCAATAAGCAATTTCTTGATGATGTTCTCACAGATAAAGTCGTTAAAGAAATTACAACCAATTTCATGACAAGTGTTCAGTAGGAGTATTAAATGAACGACCAGCAATTCAACACATTCATGCAGCAAATTAATCATCAAGAACTGATGGATGCCATTAAAGGCAAGAAGCCAGTCGAGCGTAAATACCGTAAAATTGATAATTATATGCCAACAATCATTGCATGTGTTGGTGTTGCTATTGTTCTCTACTTCCTGGTGAAATAATGTCAATTGTTAAGAAATTAGTATTCTGTATTTTAATGTTCCCTTTGGTGCTGCTCGTTGTGGGCAGCTTCATGTACTTAAACTAAGGTAATTAAATGGCTTCTTTACTCGAATTCTCAAATATTGCAAATGTTGCTAAGAATTCTATTCCTAAAAATCCAGATGTAGTTGCATACATGCGTGTTGATGTGAGTTTGTTGGCCTTTGTAATGGACCACATCAACCTTGTTGAAGAGCAGTTGCATCAAGCCAATGAAACAATTGATACTCTTCGTGAACTTCGTACAGCAGAGCAAAGTGCTTACGATGAACTGATGGAGCAGAAGAACAAGCTCCAAGAACAGTTGGCAGATGCACTTCAACAAATTGAAGAACTGACGCCAACAGCCAGCTCAGCAACCAAATAACAATTGGGAGTTATTATGGCGACTAAGACCGGAATGATGATTGTCCCAAGCCGTAATAACTCTTTAAGCGGCTTTACACCATATAAAATCTATGAAGTAATTTCTGGCACTGGTGAAGCAAACCTGTCAGAAGTTGCTTTGAAGTTGGGCCGTATGGTCCACTCCGAAATCTCCTGTAACGTAGTTGATGACGAAGGTAAAATCCGTTTTGTAACAATGGATTTCTTTCGTGAATTTAACCTCAAATCTGAATTGGGAGTTCTGTACCATGAATGAGGATGATGTTGTTTGCCCGAAGTGTGGCAGCAATAACGTAGACCATGTAACACACGAAGCAGTGGGAATGTATGGTCCCGTAGTTCTGGACAGTGCATTCTGTGTAGATTGTGGTTTAAACATTTATCGTGGAAAACTTATAGACAACAGTGGGAATATCCCGCCAAAAGGATAATCATGAAATTTAAATGTGTTGCTTCAACCAAAGATTATGTTCCAGTTGGCTTCATCGTTGAAGGTGAAGCTATCTCACCTTTGGAATTTAAAGTGACTAAATCTGCTGAGAATGTTTCTCCAGCATTTCGTAAAGGTGCTGTAGTTCCTATGAATGGTGCATTCTGGACATGGCAGCGTGACCATGAAGCAGAATTTGCAGATATTTGTGAACAAGGTTTATTGCAATGACAAAGTTTAAATGTGTGAAATCAACCTCCTCATCTGAACATACTCCGAAAGTTGGGGATGTGATTGAGGGAGAACTTATCCACATACAGAGAAGACACGGAACAGACACTCGAATAGTTATTTCGAATGTTGGAAACCGAATGGCTGCAAACGGAAGGCCATATTGGAACATTGGTGAAAAGGTTCCGCTAAAAGGTAGTGTCTGGTCCTGGGAAGAAGTCAAATAATTTCCTCAACCACTTTTGTAATGAGAGTGGTTGCTGAATATTATTAATTAACTTGGAGCATTTATGAAACAGCGTACTCGTTTACAACGTGACCCAGCCACAGGTCGCTTGTTACCAGCATATTTGAAAGTTGGTGACTTAGTTTACACTCGTGACTTTGCTTTTGATATTTGTCCAAGCAAAGCGTATGAAGTTCTTGCCACCAGCCTGTCTGGTCCTAAAGTGATATTTGGTGCGCTTGAGCCAATCCAATTAACAGGAACTCAGTTTGTCATTAAAGACGAATCTGGTTGCAATCGTATCTTCAATCTCGAAGGTGGTTTATCCAAATGGGAGAAGGTGAAGCGTGGGTAAGAACTATATCGAAATGTTTAAGCAACTGTCCATCAATGGGCAGGAGTTCTTGCTAAACGATGCAAGGCAAGATATTGAGCTGTCTGATAAATACAGTTACTCATATCAGAGAACTATTGTAAAATGGACGTTCTCTTATATATCTTACAATCTCCCAGGAGAAACGCTTGTAATTAGCGGTTCTGGTGATTCAGTTTTAGCAGCTTTGGAGAAATTAAAGCAATGAACAAGAATTCAATCTTACGTTATGTTGGTAAAACAAACTACAACTTTACCAACGGTAAGAAGTACAAAATCGTCGCAGGTCGTGGTGACGGGGTTCCTCGCAACAACGGTACACTCGGTGCGTATATTCAATCTCCTTTGGGTTTTGTCGTTAATGACGATAACCGCAATTTATGTTATCGTACATTCTCCGATAATTGGGAACTTGTGAAAGATTCTGGTGAAGTTAGTTGGTATAAACCTGAATCAAACATGGACCCAATTCCAATTTCAAAGGTGATGTAATGCGAGTAAATACTCATTTGTACAGCCACAAAAGCCACAGTCCTATGAACATCTTTGCTGGATGGACTCTGTGGTTTGTTGGTGAAGAATGTAGTCCTTGGCATAACGTCGAGTGCAAATTCTTTCCAGTGAAGCCTACCAAAAAGCAAATCCGCAAATTGCGTAGGAAGTTTATAAACGATTGTAAGTCCTGTTAAATTAACAAGGAGCATTCATTGAGTGTTCCTGATTAATCTAACATTAGTTGAGTGTGAATAGCAACTTCTGGAGGGCTTATGTACAAATTTAACCCAATGCAAGATGGCATTACGCACATAAATATCTACACTCAAGGAAAGACGCAACTAGGCCGTGCATTGTCGAATCTATTTGATTGTGAATTTACTGTGCCAGGTTACGGAGATTTTAAGTCTTTGGAGGGATTTTGGTATTACTACCTCACAGGATGTAAGCATGAAGAATTAAAATCTCTTGGAGGTTTTGCAGCAAAGAGCTTTGGCAGGAAATTTCCTTTTGACAGAATAGATGAAGAATCTATTGGCCCAGTGGGAGAACAGCGGGAAGTAATACTTGAAGCAATACGCTGTAAACTGCGACAGAATAAGTGGATTTGTAAGTTGTTGAAAGAATCAGAATTGCCACTGGCACACTACTACGTGCCTAAAGGAAAAGAGTACTCCATGCAGTATTCAATATCAAAGTTCCAATGGCAGGTCGAAGAATTTGAAAGGTTGAGAAAACTTTTGAAAGGTGTTTGATTATCAGGGTGCATTTACGAGTGTACCCGAATAATCCAATTAGTTGGATGTGAGGGACAAAGCTATTCCGTGGTTAGCAATGTCACTGAAACTTAAACTGTAATTAACTTAAGAGAATCTTAATCATGGCACAATATTCAGATGTAAACACTGGCATTATCGGTCCTAACGGCTTCAAGAAAGACCCAAAACATCCTGACATTCGTGGACGTATTAACGTTGACGGAATCTGGTATTGGGTATCTGGCTGGAACAAGCAAGCAAATGGTAATGAGTTTACCTCACTTGCATTAACCATCATGACCCAAGAACAGGTTGACGAAATGATGCGTAAGCGTGAAGAGAAGGCTAAAGCCAAAGCTCAACCTCAAGCCGCTGCCCAACAGCAACAGCAACGCCAGCAACCTTCTGCACAACAGCAAGCACCTGCTCAGCAACAGACGCAGAACAGTAACTACAATCCGAACGAGCCGAAAGACTTCGACGACGACATTCCGTTCTAATTGGAGATGCCCTATGAAAATTTTATGTTTTGTAGGGCTACATAATTGGGAGATTTCTCATACAAACGATTATGTAACCTTTTGGGTGTGTAAGCACTGTTCAGCAATGCGTGAGGAATATCATGGCAACTAACGTTATTGAAATACCTGCCAACTTGGTCAAAACTGGCGACGTTGTAATTCATGAAGGTAAAGAGTATCTGATTGGGTATGTCTTCAGAATGGGTGTAGTTCAACTGCAATATTCTGGTGGATGTTTCAATTTTGAGTGGGACCAGGCAGTCAAAATCTTGGATAAACGTCCTACTACAGACTCCTTTGCAAAACCGGGCGCAACAACACGCGCAGTATTGGCAAGTCAAGTTCGACCCGGCAACACTTTATCTTATGGAATCAGGCTCTTTAAGATAAAGGAAGTTAAAGACCTGGGGGAAAGTGAGGTTCGCTTAATCCACGAAACAGGCTACTTTGACTTTTTACACAACCGCGTAGTCCATATTGTTAACGAGCCACCAGCTTTGGAAACTCCAACAATGGCATTCAACACCGAGATAAAGCCAGTGTTCCTTCCTTACGAGGGAGCAGTGAAACCATTCTCAGATGAAGAAGATGTTAAAGGTGCTGATGTTGAAGTTGGCGATGTTATCCGGTATAAAGGTGATTGGGCAACTGTCACAAATGCGTACAAACACCCAAATTCACCATACAATAAAATCAATATTAACTACGGCGACGTAAAAGGTTTGCAAGTACGTCTGATATTAACTGGAACTTATTCGAGAAAGGTAAAAGCAGTAATGGAAACATTAAATATTCAAAATGCAATCGAAGCACAACGCATTCTTCTGCAAAAGCTGGAGCAAATGCTTGATTTAACCCAGCTTCCCCCAACAGAAGATGGCAAGATGGCAATTGGCAATGCATCAATTCGCGTGGACAAGGCAACAGTTGTTAAGGCCGCACGCGATGAAATGAAAGCTGCCGCAAGCAAATCCGCAGAGCTTATCAAGAAGCTGTAATTAACAGAGGTCATTCCACTTCGAGTGGCCTCGATTAATTATTACCGGAGCATTTATGAAAACTTTATACATTGCACTAACAATTCTTTTCGGAGTATTCGCATTCAAATCGGAAGCGTCTGTTCGTAACTTCCAATGTGGCGGATACAAAATGTCCGTTGAAACAATTACAATGAGCCAGCCACTCATTGCAACAATTTCTTTGCACGAAGGTACTTGGATTGAGATTCCAGACAACGGAAATCCTAACCCAATGTCCACGGTGTTCTATAACACACAGAGCAGTAAGCTGGCTTTAGTTGGTGTTGACGCTGAGGAACGTCTAGTGCTACAGATTTATCGTGACATTGACTTCTTTCATGCCAAATTTCCACTGTTATCAACATATTGTAAGGAAGTTAAATGACGTCATCCGAATTTACCATTGATGGAGTACCGTACTTACTTGAATCCAGTTGCGAATATCGTCACTGGTCAGTAATTCGCGACCGAGTAGTTAAATTCTTGGAGCGAGTAGGTAAAGATGCAGCTATTCTGACTACAGCCACAGTAGAAGGGACAACCGAAATTAATCGGGAGCTTGTATCTTTTAAATTAACCATCAACCCAACAGGAAATCCATTCCGTGAAAGTTGAAGAACTGGCTGACCAACTTAAGGCAGCAAAACGAGAGTCTGCAAATCAATCAGAACGTGTTGCAAAACTGAAAGGGCAAGGCTCAACATCCGAAGAAATCCAACTATTTACAGATAATGTCTGGTTTTCAATGAATCGTGCACAGTTTATCCAGATTCAGGAAGAACGACTTACTGAACTGGAGAAGCGTGTAGAAACACTTGAGAACTTGCTGGAAACACTGCAAGAAACTTTGGACCAGGAGCTGAAAAATGTCTAACGTTAAGCTAGGCCAACGCTCCCTTGACAGATTAAAGGGTGTAAATCCTTCATTGGTGGCAGTTTTCAAGCGTGCATGTGAAACAATGCCGTTTGATGTAACTGTTCTTGAAGGTTTGCGCACTTATGAGCGTCAGCAGGAGCTTTTAAAGCAGGGTGCAACCAAAGTTTCAGTTAGCCGACACATGTCAGGCAATGCTTTAGATATTGCACCGTATCCAATTGACTGGAATGACCTCGAACGATTCAAAGTTTTAGCTCATCACATGTTCAAAGCTGCAAAAGAGCTTGGAATTACCATTCGTTGGGGTGGGAACTGGAGCCGTATTGATGAAAATCAGCCGTATCCGCCACTTGCACCAGGTAAGAAGAAGCTGATTGATATGCCGCACTTCGAACTTCCAGCATAACTTCATCAATGGAGCATCCGATGGAATATCAGGAAATACCGAAAGAGTTAGAGCGTATGCAATCTCGCACATCTCGTGCAGAGGCAGAACTCCACCAGCATTTGTCAAACTATGTGTACGATTCTCGAAATCTCAGATACGAAATTTCGGTAGATGGTTGTTGCTATCCGGTAACATATGATGAGAAGACCGCCATCTTAGACATATTAGTGAAGGGTGGAAAAGAGCGGATTGAACAGCTCAAAATCCTTAATGCGGAACTTCAAGGCATGTGGGAGAAACTCAATGCAAAACGATAACATTACTCAAGCAGTAGAACAGCTTAAGTCCTGGCGTAGAGATGAAACCTTATTGGTTCGTTTCTACACAGGCGAAACTAATTCTGAATTTGTAGATGCGTGGATTGATGGCCTGTCTTGGCGTCACTATGATTTCGACATGAGAGACTATTTGCATGAAGAATACGGCATTGAATATCCAGAAGACGGCACATATGACGTAATTGAATCAAATGAAGAGGATGTTACCGAAGTTTGCTTTGTTGACGGACTTTTCAGCATTCGTAAATATGACAAGTTCAACGAACTGCTTGTTGATACTGATTTGGACGTAATTCTTGCAGCATTCCGCAGTGGTGATATTGATATTTTCACTGTAGACGATTTGAATGACAAGGTTATTTGCCGATGTAATTCAATTGCGGATTATTTCCAGCAATATGATGGCATAGAAGTTCCAGACCATCTTCGTCCATATATTGATTGGGATGCAGTTGCGAGAGATTACGGAAGTGATTACACTTTCTCCGAAGGGATACTATTCTCAAATGCGTGATTTAAATATTTCTGAACTTGAGGCTGGATTGATTGTTCACCACCAGCCTCGAAACACTTTCTATCGTATTCTTGGGCCTACAAAGATTAAAACTCACTGCGGAAGTTGGGTGGATGGGTTTGCTTACCAAGAAGTGAAGAAGTACGGGGACCATACTTTCTTAAGTATTGATTCTTCTACCATCTACACACGACCGAAAGAGTTATTTGACTCGGATTGGAAAACACTGTAGTTCCAGGCGGGTTTCTTCGAAGTGCCAAGCGGGTTTTGTGCTCGCATTGGCCTTCGGCTTTAGTCTGAAACATTAGTGGGATTTGATTCTGGCCACTTAGGGAAGAAAGGCATTATACACTTATCGCCAAATGGGTGTCAAGCACTTTCTTCATTTATTTAATTTTATTCTTATTATTCTTTTTGTTTGGAATATTGGAATAATTCTGAAACATTAATTGGAATTGAATTAGTGTAATTCTGTCTGTACTCTTTTCCACTAGCAATTGTAGAGGAAGTCCACTGCAATAAGCGCAGCCTCAAACAACCAAGTCTGGACAACTTGGGAAGAGAGTACAGCACAAAATTACATTAGTTGGAATTGAAGAAACAACATCAGATAATAACTTTGTAACTCGGTAGACCGTTGCGGCCGCATCGTGCGAGAATGTTCAACTCATTCTACAAAGTTATTTTCGATGGAATGTTTCCATCATATACATTTATCTTTTAACATAGGCCAAAAGGGCCAGAATACTTATTCGCAGAAAAGCTATTCACTTGTTATAGGCGATGTATTGGGATGAATTGGAACTAAATAAGCAAGCTGTTAGGGCTGAATAATTAGAGGGTTATGCCTCATGCTTATGTTAGTCATTCGAAAATAGGTTTGTGCCACAAGCTGCTGGTGCTCTGAGGAAGTCGGACAAACAGGGCTTAGAGTGGCATAATCCGCACAAAACCGCGCCACCAGCTATGCCAAAGCAGGTGGATTGGGTGAATGTATTGGGAAGGGTTGCAAAGCCTCTGTGACACGCCTGAGCCGCAAGGCGACGACACTCATGTGATTAGCGTATCGCACCCTAACGGGAGTAACCCTTCACCAATGCAGTTATCCAGAATTGACACAAACGGTAGGCAGCGGCCCGATTTTCGGCCTTCCTGCGCTACCCTGTGGCCTGTTCCTGGGCCAAAAGATGAGAAGAGAAGTCACAAACACTGAATCGAAAATTGGAGAGTTCCTATGGTTCAAAAATATGGTGTAATTGATAGCGAAAACTTCCAGTTCAAAGGTTTCACAATTGATGAATTGTTGGAGCTTGTTGAGGGCTGGGAGATGAATGCAAAAGCAATAGGTAGTGACCTTGGTGACATGACCGGTGACTTAGCTATTGGTCCCAAAATTATGCGCGACTTGATTGCCAAAATTAAGGAGCTGCAAAAATGATTCGCAAACATTCTATCCGGGTCATTAAGGCCCGGAATATCCACACAGGAGAGATGGAAGCATTTGCTTTCTTGGGTGGAAAGTTTTACTTATTTGGTTGGGAAGGAAGCGAATCAAAGTTTAATTTCTTTATGAATATGTATTCGATTAAAGAGTTGTTAAACAATGCGACCTATGCCCCATCATTCATGGAGTATTGCTTCGGCAAGCCAGTCGAGCATCTTCTGTCCAAATCCTTCATTTACAGCTGGACAACAAACCAGCCAATGTACGGAGTTCCATTTTGAACTTACAAGACAAATCTAAAGAAGAGTTGATTGAGATTATCCAGAAAGAGCACGAACTCGCTGGCATCACAATTAACTTTGAACTCCAGGCAATGCAAGCTGTTGCCCTGGGTCATGGTCTAATGGCTACACTCATTCATGCCAAGAATGTGTTAGGCGTTGACAACGAAAAATACCAAATTCTGGAGAAAGCTGCGCAAGAGCGGATTTCGCAGTGCTTGGTGACATTAGTTGATTTGGGAATCGACGCAGAAACTGCGAACAAACGTATCCTACAAGGCCACTAAAAATGTCTTATCATGATGATGACAAAGAGATTGCACTATCAACGTGTAAGCAATGGCTCAATGATAATGATGCCGTCTATCTTGCCAAGGAAGATGTTATCATTATGTGGGTCCATTTTAATCCAGAATCGAAGCGCGGTGAGTGGCAACGCTACAAGATGAAAGAGGCTTGTCGCATAATTAAAGCCACACGCGCTGGCTTCTCTGCCATGAAATATATTAAGCCGGAGATGCTGATGCTTGCTGCACAGGAAGAAGAACGTGCATATAAGCAGGCTGTTAAATCTCGTTCAACTGTTCCTCCAGAGTTCTTTAATTTGGAGCGCGCTGGACACTTCAACAATTTAGAAATGTTGACACTGTGCCTGTTGCAAGAATTAGTTGGAAGAGGACAAAACATTGAAGCTGTTTGTCTTGGAGAACTCATGAAAGAGTTGTTCTTGGCAAAGGGCTTTGCTGTGCCAAACCGAACTTTACGCTGGAAATTGTTGCGAGCAGTCGCGCAAGAAGCTGGTGTAGTTGTTCGTGACAGAACTAACCGACTTACCGTAACAGGAGTTGGGCGTTTTGTAGCAATCCAGATTGAGGGTTATGACGAATCAATCATCACTGAACTCACTGTCGCTGAGACAAAGGATTTAGTAAATAAAACACTAGAACGATTCAATAGATATTGAGTCGTTTGACGAATCAGAGCAGTTCTGAAACATTAGTTGGATGTGGAAAGAGAAAGGCTCTTTAATTTTATCTAAGTCACGTCACCGTGGCGTGCAAAACTATTCAATATAAGGTATATACAAATGGCTAAGATTGTAACCGTAACTCAGTACGAAGCTAACGATGGTTCCCTGTTCCTGACCGAAGCAGAGTGTAATGCACATGACTTCAAACTGGAAAACGGTGCTAAAATTGAGAAAGCTGCCGAAGCGTACCTGAACACCGTTGGCGCTATCGACCGTTCTCGCTCCATGCAGAAGAACACCATCGAGCAGTTCCTGGCATTCTACCTGCCGTGGGTTGAAGCTGGTGAGCCGGAAGTTGAGCGTACTAAGTTCGATACCCCGAAAGAAGCTAAAGTTGCTGACGCAAGTGTTGCTGATGCAGCAGAAGCTGCTGTTGAAGAAGCTCCGGTATTCTAAGTTGCCGATGGCAAACTTGAGAGACTAAGCTAAATCGATCTGGCGTGCACTGGAAGTTTTCCGGTGCTGCCTTGAACCCACTCTGAAAGGAAGAGTGGGCTTCAATGAGCATTCTTGTGATTAGAGCTGGGAGGTAGGCCGATGCCCAAGCTCATGGCCCAGACGAGAGTGTTCATTGAAGTAGTTTTCTGAGTCTTACGACGGGCCTAAACTGCCTGGAGTTATTGCGACTGTTTTATTCATTTAAAATAAATGCAAATGATTCTGAAATGCGAGTTGCGGCTTAATTAAATTTAAGTCCTCTCCGTGGTCTTCCAATCCCACGTAACCAAATTTGGCGCATTGTGGCTTCGAGATGTGATTAATAAATCGGAGCAATAATTAATTTGTATTCTGCGATGCAATGCAGGCTTAAGTCCCTCAGTGCGCGTGGGGATGTGACAGAGTACAAACTTAATTATGCAGTTGGATATTTCCGGAGGACGGACGAGCACACTGGAATGTCTTCAATTGGTTTAGTGTGAGAAGCTATGCCAATGTGAAACGTAACTCCTTGAGGAAGTGCTCCTCTGGATTTCCCTCCACACAGGAATCTCAAGCCTGTGGCAGTGACTTCGAAGCTGCACTGCGTAACCTAATTCACCCTAAAGTGAGTTGCCCTGAGCATGGAAATAAACTGCTCATAACCGATGGTATCTACAAAGGTAGATTAAATCAGGTTGCCTGTTGGTACTTGGGTTCAACACCTGCTTGCACTCGCAAAGTAGTGCCTTGTACCTGAGATGAAGTGAGTCGGGACCATCAATCCCACGTTATGTCAAAACACAGTAGGCGACTCACGGATTCTACAAGCCTCGCAGTTCGGGAAAACCTGCGTTATCAAAACCCCCCCTATTCTTTGGACGAGTAGCTCAGAAGGTTTGCATTGTGCTCAGTCAGGTAGAGCAATCTGTTCGACAGATGTGTCGTTGGTTCGAATCCAACCTCGTCCGCCACTCTCAACAATAACATGGAGTCCTCATGGACATTGATGCATTAGACAATTTGGACTTCGGTGCTGCCGAAGAAGCAATTGAAGAACTCAAGAAGAAGCAGGACGAAGAAGCAATCGTTCCTGGTGCTGGCGATAATGACTGCTCAAGCGGTGCGTGTGCCATCTAAGGTGATTTATGCAACAGCTTAAATCAATAGTTCTTGGCGTCCTGACTGCATTTGGTATTCTCATTGCAGTGTTCCTCAAAGGCAAAAGCTCAGGCAAAGCCGAGGGGCGTCAGGAAGCCACAGAGAAGCAACTGGATTCATTAAAAGAATCTATCGAGATTAAATCGCATGTTCAGAAAGAAGTGTCTAGCAGTTCTGATAGCAATGTCGATAGTGAGTTGCTCTCAAAGTGGGTTCGTAAGTGATTATTGCTTAATTGCACAACCAATATATTTGGATGTTGCAGAAGTGAAAATACTATCACGCGAAACCAAAACACAGATTTTAGTCCACAATGAAACGTGGGCACAAAAGTGTTCGAAACTTACCCGACAGTGAGTGAACAAGACGGACGTCTATAACTTCCCACATAAAGTCGAGGGAGTGCGCGACTTTAAATAACGAGACTCTAGCAACTTGTTGCGATGGTGGTGTAAGCCCATGCGTTTGGAAGCAGGACTCCAACTCAAACAAACCTGCAAATTGCTCTGGGCATAACAATTGAAATTGCTGCCTCGCATTGAACGCGAGAAAGTTCAGGTAGTCACTTCCTAGAACAGTGTCCGAGAACACCCTCGCCAAAGTGCTTGAGAACGTTAGCTCTGTCTTGCCAGCATTAATGGCACGTTGGCCGCGTAAAGGCCACAGCGTCTGACCAACGTATCGGTCACCAAATTCAATGGATTCGTAGAGTTAATTAAACCTGCACGATGGGATAGGGATGTAGCATCCGAGGCCGACTGTGTAATTGTGAACTTCGCGTTCGCCGAATCCGCCAATCGGGAGAAAGTGCTGTGGACGATATTGTATCGTAGGTGGTCGCATTCCACCCTCCCAACTTCTACCAAACAGTTATGCCTCTGTTCAAAAGGCTCAAGAGAGCGTCTGGCATACCGTAGCGATACGGCTTAGTTGCGCTGATTGTGTTGTGCAGAAAGAAAGTTCAGGCTTTCGTTTGGGTTACTCCTCATCCCGAAGTTAGCTGGATTCAAAATCCAGACTATGTTCCTATACACATGAAATATGCAAGTCGAGGGTTCTTAATGTTCAAACATGATGCGAGCATTAAGCGGGTTTATACTTTTCCCCGATGGTCCCCATAAACAAGGCTGATTCACTTGGGCGGTTCGAATCAAATTTAATAAGTGTTTTGTAATAGTCAGGGCACTTACTTAAATTTTAACTGGAGAGAAACATGAAAACTGCTGAAATTGCCGAAGAGATTTATAAGGCCGTAATAGCCAACCAAATCACAAGTGAAGTCCTGCACATGGATATTGAAGAAGTTCGCAATGCCTTTGGTGGTTTTGCAATCTTGTCAATAGAGGCTGCGGAAGCACTGACAAACACGTACAATCAACGCGAATATGAAAAGCGTTCTGTACTAAATGCGTCGCTGAAAGAAATACAGGCGTCATTAAAATAATACCATTATCATGGTGCGGAGCTAATTAATCTCCCACCATATGAACCGGAGAGCAAATGATTACTGCAACACTCGTTGACCACATGGGCAGCGACCTCACAACTGTTAATGCTGCACGAGTTTCTTATGGTGCAGAGTCGCATGAAATATCTTTACGTGACGAGAAGCTGATTGAGTTTCTTGCAAAGCATAAGCACATTACGCCGTTTCGCCACGCACAGGTAACATTGCGTTGCAAAGCTCCAATCTTCATTGCACGTCAGCTTGGCAAACATCAAACTGGCTTTAGTTGGAATGAGGTTAGCCGTCGTTACAAAGATGGTGAAGCAATCTCTATTGAATGCTTTGTACCAGATGTTGTATTTGGTCGTCCTGAAAAGTTGATGACTCAGACTGCACAACCGTTGCCACAAGATTTTGCTGACGATATTCATTATCGCATGGAAAGCCATAACAAGGCTTGCATCGCAGAGTATGAAACGTTAATTGGTTTGGGGATTGCCCCAGAGCAAGCTCGCATGGTTCTTCCACAATCCATGATGACTGAATGGATTTGGACTGGCTCACTTTATGGCTGGGCATCTATGTATAATCAACGTTCCTCCGAACATGCGCAATATGAAGTTCGCTTGTTTGCGGAAGAAGTGAATAAAATCATGTCAGAACTGTTCCCAATTTGTTGGAAGGCTCTGACCAACCAGGAATAAATAAATGAACGTCAAGCAATGTGTGGCTAAGATTAAGCACGATGTACCAGACTGTAAATCCACATCTGGCAAGTCTTTACAGGTTTGGTTGAATGTCGATGAAGCTGGTAATAAGAACTTCTCTGGTTACTGCTTTGCGTGTGGCGTTCTAGTACCAAATCCTTATGGCAATAATCCGGAGAACATTCCAGAGATTAAAGTCAAAACTCCAGAAGAAATTCAGGAAGAAGTTGATGAAATCACTGCTTGTCCTCCGTTTGATTTAACCCATCGCAGCATTGAGCCAGAATTTTGGAAAGCTGCTGGTGTTCGACTTCTGTATTCAGAGTATGATGGAAAGACTCCAAATGCTCTGGCACATGGCTACACCAAAAATGGCAAACTTGTTCGTTGGAAGATTAAACTTCTGAACAAGAAAGTCATGTGGTCGGTTGGCGACACTCAGGGTAACGACCCTTACAACTGGATGGCTGCAAAAGCAATTGGCGGTAAGACACTGTTCATCACAGAAGGTGAAGAAGACTGTATCGCATTGCGTCAAATCCTCAAAACTATGAACCGTGGTGGTGCATACGAAGATTTGGATTTTGCTGTAATTAGTTTGAGTGACGGGAGTGATTCCGTACACAAATGTTTGTCACCAGTTGCAGAAGAAATTAAGCAACGTTGGGAGCAGGTTGTTATCGTATTTGATGATGATGAACCTGGACGTAAAGCTGCAAAAGAAGCGTGCCGATTGTTGCCTGGTGCAATGATTGCAACACTTCCAGCTAACGATGCCAACGATTGTTTGAAGCGTGGCTTGCTGAAAGCTACTCAATCTGCTGTTGTGTTCCGTGCTGCTCGTCCTCTGCCCACAGCACTTGTCAACAAAGAACTTCTTATGGAAGAGCTTGATGACGAGGTTGAACAGGGTGTGGATTATCCTTGGCCTAAGTTAACCGACTTAATGTTTGGTCAACGTCGAGCCGAAGTTATTACAATTGGTGGTGCAGAAGGTGGTGGTAAAACTACACTGTCCCGTCAGATTGTGCACCACAACATTACCAAGCATGATTGGGGAGTGTTTACTGCATACATGGAGGAAACTCCTACAGAAACACTGCGCCGAATGGCTGGCCTTAATGACAACTTGCCATATTGGGAACCTGCGTTCACTCGTGAAGACCCTCGATATGATGAAGCTAAGTTCCGTCAAACTGCTGCGAAGATGCTTCGTAACATGGAGATTTGGGACCGCAAGCAAGCTGGAGAAGACCCTTATGAAACCTGGGATGGGTTAAAGACGATTCTTCGTCAGATTGGACCAGACATTGATATGTTTGTCCTTGATAACTTAACCTACTTATCGGAAGGGATTTCTGCCTCAGAGAAGAACGACTTCTTAGGTAAGCTGTATGCAGATATTACTAAGCTGGCAGACCAATACCAGTTCCATGTAAATATTCTGTCACACCTTAACCCTGTGGCAAAAGGCCAACGACCTCATGAAGATGGTGGACGTATTAAGAAGTCAGACTTTACTGGCTCTCGTGCTGCTGCTAAATATTCTCATGGTATGTTCGGCTTTGAGCGTAATAGCCAGGCAGTTGACCCAAACTGTTCTATCATTCGTTCCATTAAGGCTCGTAAGAGTGGTAAAACAGAAGGCTTTAAGACTTACTACGACACCGAATCTGGTCGAATCATCCAACGTTCTTGGGATGACTCGCTGTTCGAAACCAAAGAGATTGTTCAGCTTACTAAGAAGAACGGTCCACACCAATAACAGAGCTGCTACGCTGCATGGTTCGCCCACCAGCGTGGCCCTCACCAATCCATTGGAGCCATACTGTGTTGTATCCTTGGGAAAATATGTATGCCAGTGACATTGAAACAACTGGTCTGTTGGAGCAAATGCGCAAGCAAGCTGCACCACGTCTTCACAACATCGGGTATATTGATGTTCTGACTCGTGAAGAAACTGTAATAGAGTGGACCGACAGAAAGTCTATCCAGGCATTTCTGGATACAGGCCCGACACTAATCATGCACAACGGCGCAACCTTTGACTTCGAAGCACTGAGGTTCCTGGGCTACGACGTTTCAAAATGTACACTAATTGATACTTTGTTTATCAGTTGGTATCTGCAACCTCGTCGTGTTAAGCACGGCTTAGAAGGTTACGGTGAAGAGTTTGGCGTGCCAAAACCAGTCATTGAAGATTGGGAAAATCAAACTCAAGAAGAATACAACCATCGTGTGATGGAAGACTGCAAGATTCAGTTGAAGCTGTGGGAACAGCAGTACCTTCAACTCTTGAAGATTTATAAGTCTCCTAGCGAAGTTAAACGCTTCGTTGAATACTTAATGACAAAGGCTCGCCAACAAGTTATTCAACAACGTACTCGCTGGAAGCTGAACATTGAGAAGGCATTGGCATTTAAGGCCAAGCTGGAGCCAATGATTAAAGAGAAGACGGACGCATTGGAAGCATCAATGCCGCGTGTTCCAGAATATGTTATCAAAACCCGTCCAGCTAAATGCCACAAGATGAACGGGCAACTGTCTGCCACTGGAATTAAGTGGAAGGCTATTTGTGATGCGAACGGTTTGGACTGGAAAGACCCAGACCTGGCCATCAAAGTTCTTAAAGGTTATAAGAAGCCTAATGCTGGTTCACATGTTCAAATCAAAGATTGGTTGTTCAGCCTAGGCTGGGAACCAGAAACATTTAAGTTTGACCGTAATAAGGAAACAGGTGAAACTCGCCAGATTCCACAAATCACTGTGAAGGATGAAGATGGCAATCCTGAAATATGTCCGAGCTTGCATAAGCTGGCGGAAAGAAACCCCGACTCTGGTATTCAACATCTTATTGGGATGGGCGTGTATAAACACCGTCTGTCTGTTGTTAATGGCTTCCTTCGCGACGTCGATGAAGATGGGTTCCTTACTGCACGATGTGGTGGCCTTACCAATACTTTACGCCTTAAACATCGCGAACTTGTTAACCTCCCTTCTATTCGTGTATTTGGCGGTGAAGAACTGCGTTCAATGCTGGAAGCGTGGCGTGAAGACTACGAACAGTTAGGCTCTGACTTGTGCTCACTGGAAGACCGTTGTAAGCACCACTTCCAGTGGATGTATGACCCTGAATACGTTAAGAAGCAGTTGGCACCAGACTATGATGCTCACCTTGCAATCGGCGTAATTGGTGGATTTATTACCGAACAAGAATCTCAGGACCACAAGGACGGAATTAAGAAGTGTAAACAACGTCCAATGTTTAAGACCACAAACTATGCTTGCCAGTATGGTGCTGGTGTACCAACTGTAGCTCGTTCTGCTGGCTGTGACCAGACTACTGCTGCACGACTGCATAAAGCATATTGGGACTTGAACTGGTCTATTAAAGAGATTGCTGCAAACACCAAAGTTATCACAGTTGATGGTCAGATGTGGCAACAGAATCCAGTAAACAAATTCTGGTATTCGTTGCGTACAGAGAAAGACCGCTTCTCCACATTGTGTCAGGGTACTGGTGCATATGTGTTTGATGTTTGGTGTAACAACATCATTGCAATTTGTAATGAGCGTTGGGGCTGTGACCCACTTCTGTCCGGGCAATTCCATGATGAATTGATTCTCCAAGTTAAGAAAGGCTTCCGTGATTTGTGGACGGACTTGCTTAATGAGGCAATGGACCGAACCAACAAAGAACTTAAACTTAACCGTGATTGTGCATGTGATGTGCAGTTCGGTGATAACTACGCAGAGATTCACTAATGAAAACTGTATATTCTATTTTTGATGTACAGGAATCAGAGCACCACATGTTTGCTACCGATTCCGAAGTTCTCGCAAAGGACGCTGTAATTGCGTTCCTTGAAAAGATTAAGGACAAAGTTTTCGCTTCGTCCGACCCACAGTCTCAAGCATTTAACGATGAGACATTTAAAAGCCTCCAAACTTTAATTTCGGCAACGTCTTCATTTGAAGAGCTGTCCGAAGCATTAGTTGGATATGACTTCCGACTTGCTATGTTGCAGGTCGACTAACTCCTAAACTGAAATTTAAAGGTACTCAAAATGGCATTTGCTGCTCCTACACTGGCCTCGAACAAGACTCCTTCTGCTGCACCATTACTGGAAGCGGGTGGTTATCCTGCTCGTGTTTGCCGTATTATCGACCTGGGCTTACAGCCTGGTTCTGCTAAATATCCTACTCCTTCCTTGAAACTTCTGGTGACTTTCGAACTGCTCGACGAGTACATGAAAGAGGTTGACAGTGAAGGTAAAATGGTCATGGTCCAAGACCCAGACGAAGATGACGGCATCATGATGGCGAAGAATCTTGAAGACAAGCCGCGTTGGTTTGACTTTGAGTTTACCTATAATGCTGACGGCTTCATGGGTGAGAACTCCCACATCTACAAATTCGCTAAAGCGATTGATGCACTGGAAGTTAAACCGAATCTGGAACAAGGTATTCAGGGCCATCCTGCCAAGAACCTGCCAGATTGGTTGGGCGAACCTCTGATTGTTGGCATTGTTCAGTATACCAAGCAGTCAGGTAAGAATGCTGGCCAGGTTGCAAACAAAGTTGCTACCTTCTCTCCGATGAAATCTAAGGAGAAGAAAGAGGCTAAAGCTCTGGTTAACCCGACTGTCTTCTTTGACATGTCTGAGCCGGACCTGGAAGTATTCAACAAACTGCCAGGTGGCGAATCTCCGTATGCAATCAAGAACCGCATTACTTCCGGTGTTGATTTCTATAAGACTAAGCTGTCTGCACTGTTAGGCGGTAAACCTGCCGATGAAGGCGCTGTACCGAATCAGGCTTCTGATGAAGAAGTTGATGCAGCTATGAAAGCTGAACTGGAAGCACAGGCTGCTGCAAAAGCACAGCGTGAAGCGGAAGGTGGTGCTGCTGGCGGTACGGGTATGCCGTTCTAATTATAAATATGGCTCCTTCGGGAGCCTTTAATTTTGGAGCTTACCAAAGTGAGTAAGAAACGAGTTTTGTTGCTGGTTGACGGCGACATGGTTGCATTCAGCCACTGTGCTGCTGAGGAATACGGCAAAGATTCAGAAGATATTAACTTTGCTAAGATTCAAATGTCAATGGATTCCAAGATGGAATTCCTTGCGAAACGTGTGGGAGCTACAGAAGTAGTCACCTGCATTTCACCATCCAAAACATTCCGTAACGTTCTTGCCGAGAATTACAAAGGCAACCGTGATGACGTATGGCGACCAGAAAACTTGAAGAATGCGAAAGCACATCTTATGGTTGCCTGGAATGGCGTATGGATGAAAGGTCTGGAAGCAGATGACCTCCTTGCTGTATTCGCACGTCATGAATACGAAATGACAATGGGTAAACGTAATGAGATTAAGAGCCTCAAGCGCATTGGTCCTTGCACATATGATGAAGTCTGGATTGCGTCGCTGGACAAAGACTTGCGACAAATCGGGCAGAATGGTGGTGCTGGTCCGGTAATTAAACATTACCAATGGGAACGAGAAACCCAAGGTATTGGTGAGAAGGTTGTAACTCCGCAGGATTACGGCGAACTCAAATTAATCATCAAGGACAATGGCAAATCGAAGAAGAAAGAAGTTAAAGGCAATGGCCCTAAATTCTTCTTGCATCAATTGCTTATTGGCGACTCAACAGATAACGTTATGGGTTGCGGAGTTCTTGAAGAAAGAATCTACAAAACTGGTGCCAAAGCCGGAGAAACTTATTTCCGTCGTGATGGTATTGGTGCAGTTGCTTCATTCGAAATGCTGGATGGTACAACCTCCTATGCAGAAGGTTTGAAGAAAGTTATTGGTGCATACATTATGCGCTTCGGAGATGGTTGGGAACAAGAGCTGCTCAAAGTGGGCCGTCTTGTTTACATGCACCATCAAATTGAAAAGGGTAATTGTGTTCGCTTGTGGCATTACAAGAACATTAACGAATACTTTGACCTTAAAGAGAATCGTATCCTCACTCAAGAAGAGTACCTCCAGAAATAATTGGAGTTGGAATGGCTTACGGTTATTGTGGAACGGAAGCCAAGTTTGTATCTTGGCTCCAATCTGCTATTCGAAGTGTTTGGTCTAAACACCCAAGCAAACTCGCGCTGATACAATCTCGACGCATTGCATTGAAGGTCGGTGACTCAAAGAAACCAATCTTCCACATTCAATGCTACCATTGCAAGAAGTTGTATAAGCTCAAAGAGATTGAAGTAAACCACAAAGTTCAGGTTGGTGGCCTCCTTAAGTTGGAAGACCTACACCGATTTGTGGACAACCTTTTACTGGTTCAGCCAGAAGATTTGGAGTTGCTGTGTAAAGATTGTCACGGCATTATTACATACATGGAACGATATGGTGTATCACGACGTGATGCAGTCATTGAGAAGAAGTGTATTGCATTTGCCAAATTGTCTGACGAAGAGCAAATTGCCAAGTGCAATCTTGCTAAAATAGAGCCAGTTCCTAAAACCAAAATCGGACGCAAGAATGCTGTTCGAGAATACCTGAGAAAGAATCTTAATGTCTATTAAGCTCCTCGCTGATGGTACAAGATATACAAAGGCTCACGCACATGATTGGGAAGACCCAAACTGTCTTATTCGTGGTCGATGCGAATTGTACATCAAAATTGACGGCATACGAGCGATTCGTAATGCTTCTGGTGAGGTATGGAGCCGCAACTCTAAACCTCTCCCTCACTGCGACCATCTCAAATTTAAAGATGCAGAAATCTTTCGCGGTTCCTGGAACGAGACTTCATCTATCCTTGGGCGTATCGACCCTCCGACCGTACCGTTATCGCAAGAAAACGTTTACGAGTTGAGCGATGGTGCTGTTGACCCACGCCTGTACATCGGCTGGTGCAAAGACCCAAGCAATGAAAACCTTAAGGCATTGATGGATAAATATCTGGCGCTTGGTCATGAAGGTATCATTGTCCGTGATGCAAGAGGTAAATGGTGGAAGATTGTACCATATAAATATGCCGATGTGAAGATTACTGGTATGAAAGAAGGTACTGGTGCTCTTAAAGGTATGTGTGGTTCTATCTCTTCGAACTATGGCAGTGCTGGTTCAATGGTGAAAGATTGTCTGGCAGACCACGGTATTCCAGAATCTAACCCATTGATTCGTAAGTGGTTGTGGGAACATCGCCACGAGCTAATTGGTTCGATTATGCAAGTTCGATATCGTGAGAAGACAGAAGCTGGTAAGTTCCGGTTCCCGTCACTCGTTCGTTTACGTGCAGACAAAAGTGAGGAAAGTTTTGATTAAGCGACTAGCTGTTATTCTCAATGGACCTCCTGGCTGCGGTAAAGACACCATCGCAAATAAGATTGTTGCTGCCGAGGAATCATACTTTCTCGGTAAGCGCAAGTTCATTAAACACCAGTTTAAGGATGCACTGTATGAGCATACTGCCAAACACTTTCAAGTTGATGTGGACAAGTTTATTCACTACGCTTCGGACCGTGACCTCAAAGACTCTATCTCCCTTGCAGGTCTTGGTGGCAGAACACCTCGTCAGGCTCTTATTCACGTTAGCGAAGATGTGTATAAGCCTCGCTACGGACAAGACTACTTCGGTAAGGTTGAAGCTGCTCGTGTTGAAGAACTCGCGGGGCGTATGGGTGGCATTATTAATGTCATTTATCCCGATGGCGGTTTTGGTGATGAAGTCGTTGCCATTGAGTCTGCTTATGATTTTGTCCTCATTGTGCGTTTGCATCGTGATGGTTTTGATTTCACGGGCGATTCTCGCAGATACATCAACCTCCCAGACACACCTACCCGCGTAACAGTGGACGAACATTTAGTTGATGGTAAAGTGGGTGATTCTGTATTCAAAGTGTTCAACTGGATTGAACGCGTAACTTATCAAGTAGAGAAATAATCATGTCTTGTATGACTCAAGTTGTTGCTGTAAAGCGAGTGCATCCTAATGCGAAATTACCTGTGTACGCTACTGCTGGCGCTGCTGCTGCTGACGTTTGCACTATCTCCGATAGCACTGTTGTTATCAATCCCGGCTGCTCTGCTGTTTTCGATACTGGCCTCCAGTTCGAGATTCCAGTTGGATACGAACTCAAAGTTCATAGCCGTTCTGGTCATGGCTTTAAGTCTGGTATTCGCCTGGCAAACTGTACAGGAATTCTGGACTCCGATTATCGTGGCAATCTTATGGTTAAGCTGCACAACGATTCGGACACAGCCTTTGTGGTTCAACCAGGTGAACGTATTTGTCAAGTGCAAGTTAGTAAAGCTACTCAACACCATTTCGTTGAAGTTGACAGCTTGAATGAAACTGCTCGTGGTGTAGGTGGCTTTGGTTCTACTGGACGTGTAGAAGTTGGTGAGCATGGCAACAGCCGTATAGTACCTGGCAGTTATGACCCAAGCCTTGTCGTGCATTCGAACGGTTCACACACCCACCATATCACTGAAATCGGTGCCCACACTCACGGGGCCGAACGTTACAAATAAGCACCCATTGGAGCATCCATGTTAGAGCAGTTGGAAGAACTCCTTTCGCACCTCAATGCGGAAGATAATAAAATGGCCTTAGAGTTTAAGGCCAAGTTAAAACAACTCCAAGAGAAAGCAGACAAAGATGCCTTATGGCGTGAATGTTTGGAAGCTGGAGGAGTTGATAACTGGTCCTGGTATTCTGAATCTCTTCAAGAGTATTGGGACACCTACGATTATTAATCTGGAACCTATCTGAAATGAAACTGTCCTCACCTGTTGTAGTAAATAACCGCAAAGTTAAATTTGCATATCTCAAGTCTAATGTCACCTCCACTGGTGGCGGGACTTATCTCACCCGTGCACTTGCAGTTCGCAACGAAACAGGTGCGGATGTTATTGTTTTCATGCTCCCTCATGGTGAAAACACAATCAAGAACGTCGAACGTATCAAGCGTGGGCGCGAAGATTTAATGTCGGCTGTTAAGCCGCTGATACTGCCATTTAAGATTGTGGTGGTTGTTGGTTCTACCCAAGCATATCTTGAAGATTTCTACAAAGATATGGCCTGGAGCGATATTAAATATTAAGCGACACGCGTAATTAGGGAGGCTATCTGGCCTCCTATCTTATTCGGAGTCGCTTATGCGCACAATACAATGTCCTAACTGCCACTATGAAATTGCAGAAGATGATTTCATAACGCAGCAATGTCCTATCTGTGATTCATACATGCCACTAAACCGCCTGTATTTAAAGGCCGATTCTGGTTTAGGCAGCATCATTCGCATCAATCCCGTGCAAACTCAGCCATTAGTGGATTGTGATTAAAAACAAAGAGAACGAATCAATGTCAAAGACTGATGACCTCGGACCGGAGTTTAATGATACAGTAGCCTCGTATCTTGCCAAGCACTACGGTGACGTATTAAAAGTCTCAAGAGAAAGATTCTGTATTCTATCTTTGCCATTGCTCCGTCGATATATTTCAGAAAATACTGCAATAGTTGACAGCTATGAAGAACAAATTCAAGCAGAGTTAGAAGGCCAGGGTCTTGAAAACGATGCTGTATTGCGTTCCGTTTTCAGAGCACAACTTGAGCGTCTTCGCTCTGGCGACAAGAAAGACTCGACTGCCTATGCAGATGAGTTGAAGAAAGGTATTCAAGCAGGTGTTACTGACCGTGTTGCAGGTTCCACATTGGAGGAGCCAAACTCGGAGTATGATAACACCGATGAACTTGTAGACAAGATTCTGCATGACCCACATAACGTGGACCCAACTGTAATCCCTGCCAAGGTTGCAGAACGTGTTCGCAAAATCTTGATGAAAAGTTTCGAAGCCTTTGGTAAATGGCAGTTCCATATCCAAATGGGATTTCCATTTCAAGCACAAGACTTTCACGATGTAATATTCAGTGTTGGCCAGAAGGTTGTTGATGGTGAGATTGACCGCTTAATAGTGACCATTCCTCCACGACACTCTAAGACTCAGCTCATGAGTATTGCATTACCCTTGTATTCATTTTGCCACAATGAATCAAGCCATAACATTATCACCTCGTATGCAGAAGACGTTGTTCTTGAATCGAGTGGTTACATTCGTGCTGTAATGATGGACCCACTGTTCCAACGCATATTCCCGAAGGTGAGAATCGACCCTAACAAACGTTCTCTTGAACGCTGGGGTACAACCAAAGCTGGAGTTATGCACGCAGTACCTACTGGTGGTAAGCTAACTGGTAAAGGTGCTGGACTTCTTGTTGCAAAATACTCCGGTTGTTTCGTGGTGGATGACGTTATCAAGCCGAAAGATGCCTACTCTGACACAGTTCGAGCAGAAATCAACGACCGATTTGATAACACCTTTATGTCACGTCTTGCCAACGATGGTTGCATAACTGATTCGTACGGAAACCAAATTAAGTGTGCCCGTACACCAATGGTTATCATCATGCAGCGGGTTCACGACCAGGATTTAGTTGGTTATATACTCCGTGGTGGCTCTTCTGATAAATACCATTATCTCAATATCCCAGCGATTATTGAGAAAGGTGTTGGAAGTGCTGAATGGTATGATAAGTTAATCAAGAAGCAGAACTACACTCATGCTATTCCCATTCTGTATAATTTGAACAGGAAGGAAGAGAAGTCTGCATTATGGCCTTCACGTAAGAGTTTAGAATCTCTGGAGGCAATGAAAGAGTCTAACCCATACACATACAATTCACAGTATGCTGGCGACCCATCTGCACAAGGCCACGGCCTTATCAAAGAAGATTGGTGGCAAGAGTATGAGCCAGACGTTTTCGACAGAAGTCGCATAGTCAGAAGTTTTATTACAGCGGATACGGCATCAACTGCCAAATCCTATTCTGATTATTCGGTCCTTAAGCATTGGGGCGTGACTAAAGAGCGTGATGTTTATTGTTTAGATATTATGCTCGGTAAGTTTGAAACTCCAGAACTCAAGACTGCTATTATCGACTTCTGGAACAAATGCAACAAGTTGGACTTGAAGTGTGTAGGTTGTATTCCTCGTGCACTGTACATGGAAGACAAGTCTGCCGGACAATTCTTGAACCAACAATTTATCAGAGATGGGAGTGTCCGAGTTTTACCATTGCCTCGTGATGGGATTAATGGTAATGACAAGGTAACTCGATTCCTTAACGCAATCCCATATTTCTCACAAAAGAGAATATTCTTCCCTGCTGGTCATGAACACATCGACCACGTTAGACGTGAAATACTTGGATTCACTTCTTTGGGTAGTGGTACTGGACACGACGATTGTGTCGATAACGTTTCAGATATGGTTGCAATCGAATTCTCAGGCCCAAGTGCCAACTACTCCGCATGGATGTAAATATGGCGGTTATCACTCGTTTAGATGCCCGCTCACGCAAGAACAACTCCTTCCAGATTCAAGATTTGGAAGGAAACATTTTATGTGTGATTGAGGCAGTTTCTACCACAGAAAGCGACTGTGTTAAGTTAAAGCACGAGTCAAATCTGCGACTCCACACCTCCGACAACATTCAAATTGTTAAGGGTAATGGAACTATTCTAAGGAAGAAATAATGACTTCCAAGAAGAAAAACAATCTTTCTGTTAAAGTTGCAGATGGGTTAGAAAACCTTGTAACGGGGTTAGGCGGTCAGGCAGATAAGTCCACTTTCAACCAGTGGACTTTCTCGAATAAGAACGCGAACTATCGCGAACTTATGAACCGCTTCCGTGAGGACTGGGTTGCACAGAAAGTGTGTACCGTCATTCCTCAGGACATGACGCGTAAGTGGCGACATATTGATAGTGAAGAAGGACGCAAGGCGGATAAGAAACTTCGTATCCGTAAGCTGTTCCGTGAAGCATATCAATGGGCCAGATTGTATGGTACTTCATTTGTTCTGCTCGACCTGAAAGGTACGGGCAAACTTGATACACCATTGCGACTGGATAACTTGAAGACTGGATGTATTAAATCCATGAGAGTTATTGACCGCTCACGCCTATTTGCCGCAGGAACTATGGTTCTGGACCCTTTGAGTCCTCACTATGGTTTGCCAGAGTACTACACTTTGGCTGGATATCCCGGCTATATCCACTACACTCGTTTTCTTCGGTTCGAGGGTACTGAACTGCCGCTGTTCGAATTCCAACGTAACATGTGGTATTCCGATTCGGTACTTATTCCACTGTTGAAAACGATTGACCAATTCTACACAACTGCTGCTGCTGCTGCCAGCCTTGCACAAGAAGCCACCATTGATGTGGTAACTGTTGAAGGCTTACAATCTCTGCTTACATCGCCGGAAGGTGAAGCTGCTGTGATGAAGCGCTTCAAACTTATGAAGCTGGCAAAGAGTATTTATAACGTCTTAATTCTCGACAATACTGAGAAGTATGACACCAAGTCAATTGCACTATCTGGTGTGAAAGATTTGATTTGGGAATACTTGAAGATAGTTGCTGCCGCAGTTGGTATTCCGGCTACACGTTTCCTTTCTGCATCTCCAGACGGTATGAATGCTACGGGCGAATCTGACCTCGTAAACTATATCGACTTGTTGACAGGCTTGCAGACTTCTGTGTTCGACCCTCGTTTAGATGTGGTAGACAAGATTGTCCAGGCGCACTTTGGCATTGAAGAATATAACTACGAATGGTTAGATATCTTCCCTGAATCCAATGTTGAGAAAGCGAAGCGAGCTAAAGATTTGGCATTCGCTGTTGACCTGTTGGTTAACAATGGCACCATAACTACCGAAGTTGCAAACGAAGTCATGTTCCATTCGGGCGTGTTCGGAACTTGTGACCTTGGCAAGCCAAATCCTAATCCTCCTAACATCCAAAAGGGTAACGCAAGTGAAGCAAAACCAAAACCTGGTTCAGCTTAACGACGAAGATACCGTGAATGAAGTAGTTTTGTTGAACGACAAGGCTACTTTAACGACCCGTCGTTTACGTGACTCTGGCGAAATGATTGCAGAATGCACCATCGCTCGTACTGGCATTATGCTGTACAAAGCGAAAGAACTTGGTGAAATCGCAAAACATCTGGACCCAGAATCTATTTGCCGTGTTCGTACCAAGCCGGAAGTATTATTTGACGAAGCAACCATCGAAGGCTGTCGTTCAATTCCGGTAACTATCGGCCATCCGAAAAATGATGTTAACATCAAGAACAACAAAGAACTCCAGAAAGGGTTCATCGAAGGGCGTCCAGTTGCAGACGGCTCTTTCTTGGCTGCATCAATCGTTTTGAATGACGAGCAAGCTATTCGATTAGTTGATTCTGGTGTTGACCAAATCTCCTTGGGCCATAATGCCGAACTGGCTGTATCAGAAGATGATGAAGCCGACTTCGATAAAGTCCGCATTATCCCTAACCATGCTGCAATTGTTGTTCGTGGTCGTGCTCAGACTACTCGCATTGGTGACTCTGGTGAAGAGATTGCCATTGTTGATAAGGCAACCTTTGATGTTGTTGAAGCAGAGCGTGATGCAGCGCTTGACAAGATTAATGTCCTTGAACAGAAACTTGCTGATGCAGAAACTGCACGACTATCCGATGAAGCTATTCAGGCTGAGGTAGACAAACGTGTAGTTGCTCGTACAGCATTGCTTGTTGATGTGGCCCGTCTTGGCGACGAGTTCTCCAACCTCGATTTCTCCGGCAAGACCGATGCAGAAATTAAGTTGGCTGTAGTTAATAAATTGCATGACAAGGATTTCAGCGATAAGAGCGAAGACTATATCTCCGCCCGTTTCGATGCAGCTCTTGAAGATTGCGATTCCATTACTTTAGGAGATGCCCTGAATCAGTCTATGCAATTCGCTGCTAAGAAAGATTCAGAAGCTCGTAAACCTAAAGTTTCTATTTCCGAAGAAGCTAACAAACGTCGTTTAGAACGCTTCAACTCTTTATAAGGTAAGACAATGCCAAAGCAAGATTGGTCTATTAATACTGGTGAAGCATATGCAGGTGAACAATACGGCCTGGCTACCACCAACTCCCAGCGCCTGACTTACGTTGCCGAAGAAGAAATGGCAAACTTTGGTCTGGCCGTTGTTCAGGGTACGGCATCTAATCAGGTTAAACCTGGTATTGGAGAAGACGGCACTGTTCTGGGCATTACTATGCGCCAGCTTAACATCGAATCTGCTACCCGTCCTGGCGACGGTACTGTTGCAATCAAAGTTGGCTGGCCTCTGGGTGTTATGCTGTCTGGCCCAATCATGGTCAAACTGAAAACTGCAATCACCGACAAGAACATTGGTGTATCCACCAAGGGTGAATTTGGTGGAGTTGGTGCTGGGTATACTAAGGCAACCAACCTGACTGCACTGCGTTATCCAGCTTCCGCTGGCGATGTTGTTCCGGTCATGATTAACGTAGTCCCAAAGCCGTAACGCCACCTCCGGCTCCTACAGTATCTGCTGTAGCAGGAGTTGTAACTGCTGACGCATCTGTATCTGATGCTACTGTAACTGTGGACAAGCTGTTTAAGTTTGAGAACTCCACAGCAACAGACTATAACTTCACTGTTACACCTCCCGTGACTGGTGTTTCCGTGGCGGCAAACGGCACTGTGACTGTCCTGAATGAGACAACCACAGATACTTCTGCGACAATCAAGGCAACAAATAAAACAGCATCTGGCGTAACTGCAACCAAAGAAATTACCATTACGCCGAAGGCTTAAGTTGCACTGGCGCAATTAATAGTTGCGCCTCACCAAACAATATGGATTAAATTACATGCCAAAGATGATTAAACTGGCGGACGGTTCTGAATTCGAACTGAACGACGCTATCACCCGTATTCAGGATTCTGGCACTGTTGTCCTGAATGACGACGATGCAGTATTCTTTCAACGCCAGCTTGAGTTCATTGAAGCTCAAACTTATGACACCCTGTATCCAGAACTGGAAGCTCGTGCTGCTTTCGGTGTGGACACTACTGGTGGTGCTGGCGTAAACACTCTGACCTACCGTTCTTACAACCATGTCGGTAAAGCTCAGGTAATTAACGCCCGTGCAACCGACCTGCCGAAATCCAGCATTTCTGGCAAAGAATACAGCATCCCTGTTAAATCAGTTGGTACTGCATTCGACTACGATATTGACGAAGTAGCTTCTGCTGCTGTTACTGGCCTCCCGCTGGAAACCCGTAAAGCAAATGCTGCTATCCGTGGTTACGAACAGTATGTTAACTCTGCTGCATGGTACGGCGATAAGGCTAACGGCTTTGTTGGCTTCTTCGAAAACCCAGACATTACCAAAGCAACTGTTGCTGCTGGTACTGGCGGTTCTACTAAGTGGGCCGAGAAGACCCCGACCGAAGTTATTGCCGACCTGACCACTGCTGTGTCTGCAATGTATGCTTCTACTCTGAAGATTATGCGTCCTGACGAAATCTGGATGCCTGTTGAGCATGAGCAGTACATCTTCAACACTGCACGTTCTGAGCAGTCTGACAAGACGATTGGTCAGTTCTTCATTGACAACAACCAGTTCATCAACTCCCGCGATAAAATCAAGGGTCTGAACGCAATCAAAGGTCACGGCGATTCTGGCTCTGACTGCTTCGTTGTTGTTTGCCGCAATGCAATGGGCAACCGTACCTTCCGTCTGCGTGAACCTCTGCCACTGACCTGGCAACCGGTACAGCTTCATGGTCTGGTTTATGAAGTTCCTGGCCGTGGTCGTTTCGCTGGCTTCCAAGCGATGTATCCGGCAGCAATCTCCATCAACTCCGGCATCTGATAAATAGGGCGGGACTATTCTCGCCCATAACTTAAGAGAAATAGTAATGCAGATTAAGAACAACGAATCACGCAACCTTCAATTCTTCTTCTCTAAGAAGGGAAAGTCTGGCAAATCTGAACTGGACTTTATTCACATTCCTGGTGGCGCAACTGTAGAAATCGACGATGAAATCTACAAATCTCTTACGGCATCTCTGACGGAAGTTGAAGAACTGCGCGAAGAAGTGGTTCCGCTTGATGACGAGAATATCGGTGCTTCTGTTAAGACCGGTAAAGAAGCTCTTGTCATTAAAGAGTATTACAGCACTGGCAAAACTCGCAAAGTCAACCTGGTTAAAGAAGCAATCAAAGCTGGCTCTCTTACCATTGTTGAACGTGTGAAAGTTGGTATGCCTGACATTGATGCTATTCTGACTAAGAATGGTATTGATATTAAGGGTATGCCGGAAGACGTTAAACTGGCACTCTACGATAAGTTGGCGTAAATGATAACACTGACCGATTTGGTTAAACGTTATCCGGCAATGGCTGACATGACCCCAGAGCGTTTTGACATATTAGTTGAAGATGCGAAACTTATCATGGGGACAATCGAATCGCGTTGGTGTGGGTTTTATGACCCAGCTATGGCATCGCTTATAGCGCATTGGTCTGCAACAATTGATGACCTAATGCCTGGTGATGCCGCAATGCCAGCTATGCCTGTTAGTCGTACCGATGTGGACGATGTTCAGGTAGAGTTTAGCGACCGAATCATTTCAACAATTCCATATGTTGAAGCTGATTTCATGTCTACTGTGTACGGTCAACGTTACTTGCAATGGCGGCGAATGGCATTTGCTGGGCCGAGGGTTAGCCCTGGGTCACAGTTTTGATTAACCAGCGTCGAGCATTTAACCGCTACACAACCACTCGTATGTATCTTGAGGTATATCAAGAGGGCTACTACGATGACAAAAATAATTGGGTTGGTGATTCATATGCTCCAAAGAAACCCATCCGATGTACTCCCATACCTTATGGTGACAGGGATTCTGGCGTAAGCGGCCAATCGCTTAAAGCTACAGAAGTCGGAGAGCGCCAACCTGCATTCATGCAAGTACATTCCCGAACTGAAATGCCGATGAAGTCTATCCTTACTATCTACGGCCTTCGTTATAAAGTTATTTCTGTTTCTGACTACAAGGCGGCTGGGTTCTTTGAAGTCATTGCTGCTAAGGAGTTAGAGAAATGATTTACGATGAAGATATTCAGGCGATGAAGGATATTGTGGACGTCTGTGTTGGCGTCCCACGCTTCTCTTATGAGATGCAGATAAACGCACCTCGACCAGCTGATAACTACGCCGCAATAAAGTGTGTGTCGTCAGTTAATCCAGGCTTTGATGAAACTCGAATCGAAGTCCGTAATGGTGAGGAAGTCTTTGTTACGAGAGGGATTCGAATTCTAACTTTCTACATTCTCTTCTCACGTCGTGGGAGTGAATATGTTAAGTTCGACAATTCCTTCTTCCGTCCAGATGTTCAGGCCATGCTTAAGAGCAAAGGCTTTGCAACACTCGACAAAAATCCACTGAATCTTGCCTCGTTAACTCTTGAGACGAATTGGGAATTCCGAGAAGGAATCCAAATCAAATTCAATGTTCTGCGTGAAGACGTAATGAATATTGGAACAATGTCTGACGCCAGTGTTGGCGGCAAATTCTATGATGGTGGTGAACCCATCCTAATTAAGGGAATCTAAATGGCAATTCCAATTTCCGATATCATCCAGGTCAACATCGCGGTATCTCCGAATGCTGTTGCCGTGGAGGGTTTTGGTCCGCTCCTGTTCTTGAGCAAGCAGTTTGTTCCAGCGCCGGGCGAACGTGTTCCTGTGCGCCAGTATACCAGCATGGCTGCTGTATCTGCTGATTTCCCATCCGGTGAAATTTACAATGCAGCTTTAGCGTGGTTTTCTCAGAAACCGACTCCGAAGTATTTCCTTGTGGGTGCTATCACTCATGAAGATGTTACTCCGGCAACTTCTGGGTCTGTCACGGCATCTGCTGCTGCAACTCTGGAAACTATCACTGCGTTAACCAATGGCGTGCTGTCCATTAACGTTGATGGCGTAGACCGTTCTACCGCTCCAATCAACTTCTCTTCTGCTCACGACTTTGATGCTGCTACCTCCATGGCAAACGCGGCACTGGTTGCTGCTGGTATTCCAGTAACCATGTCTAACAGCGAAGGTACTTTCAAAATTGTTACCAAGTCTGTAGGTGCTAAATCCATTATTGGTGACGTATACGGCTCTGCTGCTCCAGCATTCAAACTGGATGCGGAATCAAGTCCGGTGTATGTGCATGGTACTGATGAAGTATCTGCAGGTTCCGACCTGAACGCAATCCTAAACTCAACGTTCGACTTCTTCTTCGTTGCAATCGACCGCAAATATCGTGGCAGTTCTTCTGGCAATGTTCAGATGACTGTTGCTAAGTGGGCAGAAGCAAACGAGAAAGTGTTTGGCTGGGCCGATAACGACCCACAGATTCTGGTTGTTGGTGCAGAATCTAGCTTCAAACGAGCTAAAGAACAGAACCTCCAGCGTACCCTGCTGGTATATGACGCCTCTGACAATGGTGACGAATATCCAGAGATTTCTATCCTGGGCCGTGCATCTACTGTCAACTTCAACGTTGCAAACTCTGCACTCGTTCTGGCATTTAAACAAGGTCCGGCTATCAAGACTGCTGACCTGTCCCCGAACCAGCTCGCTGCACTTGAGCGTGTAAATGGTAACGCATTCATCAACGTTGGTGGGAACACTATGTTCTACAACGGCAAGATGGCTGACGGCACTTGGTTCGATACCGTTCAGGGTGTATCTTGGCTGACCTCTAAAGTTCGTGCCAACGTGTTCAACCTGTTCTATACCTCTACGACCAAGATTCCTTGGACCGATACTGGTGTGGCTCTGGTGAACCAACAGGTTACTCTGGCTCTGGAACTGGCTGTGACTAATGGTCTGATTGCTCCAGGTTACGACAACGAAGGCAACTTCTACCCAGATGGTTACAAAGTCTTGTCTACCGACTTGGCTCTGATGCAATCTCAGAAAGGTGCTCGTATCTGGGAAGGTACTTCCTTCATTGCGATTGGTTCTGGTGCACTGCAAGGTGCAGTTATCTCCGGCAACTTCGTTCAGTAAGGTGCGATAAGTGAAACAATATTCTTTCTATAATACCGACCTCATTATCGACGGTGCTCGTGTAGATGGTTTTACTTCTGGTAACTCCATTATCACTGCTCGTCGTAACGCACCTCAACACCTGCCTGTTATTGACGCGTATGGTAAGTTGGCTGTAGCTACTACGGCTGACTTATCCGGCACTATTACTTTCCCGCTTCTGCAAACCGCAGACTGGAACGAAATCCTGTACAGCCGTGCTCAGTTAACTCAGGCAACTGGCCTGTCTGGTAACAAATCTCTGTGGCAACCGCTCCAGATTCAGATTGTTGACAAGATGGGTGATGTGCTGGTCAATGGTGTAAACGGCGCTATCTTGCAGCAACCTGCAATTCAGCGTGGTGTGTCCTTCACGTCTAACGTGTGGTCTATCTTTGTAGAGCGCCTCCAGATTAAGACTGGCTCTTATCCGGAAATTGGCGTTTAATTGGAGTAAGTATGGCTTGTGAATTGCTTCAACGTGAATTCACAAACTCCAAAGGCGAAACAGTGTTAGTCGTTGTTCGACAATTGTCGGCTTCGGCTGCACTGTCTCTTCACGCGGAGTTGGTAAGCAAGTTAGGCTCACGAGTATTTCCATTCATCGAAGGTAAATATAACTTCGCTGATATTATATACTTGATGCAGCAAGTAGAGCATACCGTATTCACAGAATTGTTTAAGCGTGTTATCAGCATGCACTCGTCCATAGACGGACAAGAAATCAAACCTGCATTATATGATATGCAGTTCAATGGCGAATTGATGTTGTCTTGCCATGTCTTTGCTTTCGTGCTCGAAGCAAACTTCCTTGATTTTTTCAAGCAAGGGCTCGAAATCAACGAACAGAGACGATTGGAGGCGGAGGAAGCATCCAAGCTGGCAGAGCAGAAGAATTCGAGTCCGGAGACAGTTTAGTATCCCTGTTCCCCGACATAAAATATTTTCTGCATCGTCCTATAATCGAAGACAGTTCTCTCTGCAAGTTACGTGAATTGCAAGATGGAACCTATTCGATTATGGACTTATTGCTATTCCACGACATTCTCGATTTGCGTAAGAAACTCGAACCAGTAGATGAAGACAATGGCTAATCAAAAAGATTTAATGAAGTTGAGCGTTAATGAGTTAATTGCATTAGGCTCTCAAAGCGGTCTGACTTTCCATGCTGGTATGAAGAAGTCGCACATGGTTCAACAACTTAGTGCGAGCGCTGCTTCGGGATGGCTGGATACAAATGCAGAATTAATGGGTGGGTCGTTTGAAGATGACAGTTTAATTACTGAATCTTTGGGCGACTCTTCCATGATTTCAGACGCTGCCCACATTGCACAAGTGCTTTCAAGTGCTGGCTACACAGAAGCATTTCATGCAGCAATGAATGGCCCAACACACCATGTAGAAGCTGTTCACGCATACATGGAAAGGCTTGGCGTCAACACAGATGATGTGTGGATGCACATGCCAAAGCCAAATCCGAACTTACCGCAAGGTAGCTTCAACATGCTTAATGCCTATATGCGAGATACTTTGCAAGGGCATCAAGATATTATGCCAGAAATCCCAGGCCACTATGCTGGGGATATTATGGCTGAATACTCCACCAACCGTGGAAACATTGCCGACTCATACAACTACATGGCTCACATGTATGTTGACCGTGAGCAGTACAGCAATCATGAACAATACGCAAGAGACATTAGTCGAGTTGCCAAACGTCTGGAACAAGAGTTACCCGCAGCCTTTAAGGAAGTTGGGTATACCTCGGCCTCTAATGTAGGAAATAAATCGGCCCCACATATTTCTTACATGGATGCACTTCCTCAGATTGGCTCTCATTCAATTGTTTCTGGCATTGCACATCCTCGTGCGCCTCTTAACGCATCTGGACTTCCTCTTGGTTCATATGGTTCTGGCATAAATCCAGAATACTCCCTCACTGCATCATTAACTGGTGGCACAGGTTGGAGCGAACCAAGCAAGGCTTTATATTCCTCTATTAGTGAAGCTGTTAAATCTGCTGCCAAAGTTTATTCTGGCTCCAAAGGGATGATGAATACTCGTCACGAAGTATCTGACCGTGACATGATTATGGACAGCGCAACTCGCTATACAGATTTGGAAGAAGCCAGAAGCGGGTATGAAAACCTTCGTTCTGAACTTGCAGATGAACCAGCTTATTCTGCATCGAGTGTTCGAGCTATTCTCGAAAACACTTACGACAAAATGGATGCCGAACCTGTTCGCATTCCAAAGATGAAGGGAGCTTCACAGCGAATCGAAAAAGATTCGCAACCAACATCTACAGAATTTACAGCACAACTTGGAGAGGCCACCAATTGGAACTCTGCAAGAATGCGTCGTGAGGAAATTGCGATTGCAAATATGGATAGTGCTGGATTCCGTGATGTATCAGACTATGGCACAGGACGTTCCGAGTCTCCCGTCAGATTCCACGACTTAGAACAGGGTAGCCAAGAGTGGTTAGACTTCCGTAAAAATTATGACATAACTGGCTCAACTGTTGGAACTTTCTTAGGAAACAACCCGTACACCCGACCTTGGGCGGGAATGATTGACAAGATTGGTCTATCTCGTAGTAAAGAGCACAGCGATTTCACCAAGAAGATGTTCGCTGATGGTCACAGGACGGAAGAAGAAGCACGCGCTCGTGTTGGTAAGGAATTTGGATTCGATATCAAACAAACTGGCGCTATAACAAATGACAACTATCCCGCCTTCATGTATTCTCCTGATGGTCTTATTGGCGATGATGCCATTTGGGAGCATAAGAATCCGCAAAGGGCTGGTAAGTTTGCTGACCTTCTTAAAGGCGACCATCCAGATTACATGGACCAAATTCAATTTGGTATGCACGTTTCTGGCCGTTCTCGTGCTTTGTTCTCACAAACCATCAACGACGAAACACGTTCGCAATGGATTGAGAAGGACGAAGGATGGTACGAGAGAAACCGAAATCGCCTTGATTCTGTGCTTGGCCGCCTTGATGCTGGGCGAGAGTTTGTTAGAAACAATGCTGGACTAGACCGAGAAGAACTGATTGCTGGTGCAAGAAGTGCAATGACTGGTGACGGAATCTGGAAGGATATTCGTCAAAGGTCAACTCGTGGCTATTCTGCCGTTGCTGGAACTCCAGAAGACCCATTCATTGGTTCACGTTCTTCATACAATCCAACGGCATCTTACTCAGACTACCAGCCAAACTTTGTAATGCACGAGCAAAACTTTCCAGCAACCACAGGAAATGGGGATACTGGAAACGACTCGATGGCATTGTCTGTTAAGAAAGGTATCCTTGCTGCTCAGGAAGAAAACAGGCAGAAGGGTATCGGTGCAGATGCAGACTTTAACGGCAAAGCCGATTCAATGGGTTGGGACCGCGAAAGATTTGATGCTGCCAATGGCGGTGGATATTCTGGCGGTGGCGGTGGTCGTGGCGGTAACTTCACAAGTGGTGGCAACTACTATGATGACTACGGTCGCATGGGTGGTTCACTAGCTGCTGGTATTGCTGGTGGCAGTATTGGTTCAGCAACCAACGGAGTTATGCAAGCATTGATGGCAACTCCTGCCGGACGTATGGCTGCTGTGGGCATTGGTGCTATTCAGATTGGCAATGAAGCTGCTGAATACATGAATGACTTTATCGGCAATTCGCTTGATGCTGGTGTGATAAATCCTAATGAATACTCTTCTATGTCGCAAGGCTTGGAGATGTTAGGACTAAACTCCCAACAAGCGGCACGTCTGAATCAAACCGCACATAGTGCCTACAACACCATGCTTAACGGCGACCCCAGCGCCGCTGTGAACATCGTTCGCGGCAGTAGGGGATTGCTCACCATAGGTGATATTCGTGCGACAGGCGGCGACCCTGTGGCCCTGGCTCGCATCATGCAGGAAAGGGGCAAGGAGCGTGGCTGGAGTCAGGCCCGTATCGCAGGTGCTGCCGAAATGGCTGGCCTGAATGGGATGGCGCGAGCCTACGACCGCACTGAATACAGTCATGAGCAAGCTGGTTCGGTGGTAGAAGCGGGTAGAAACTCTGACTTTGCCGAAGGTATGGCCCAATCGGAAATGTTGCAGGGAAGCCGCGCACGGATGCTGCCGAGCTATAACGTGCCACAAAGTGTCTTATCTAACGGTGCTTCCGTATTTGAGGCTGGCAGTGATGCACTTGATAGTGTACGCACTGGATTCAACAATACGCGAGAATTTGCTGGAAGTGTTTACGACTTTATCGCCCAAGAAGAATCTGGCGGTCGTGAATATAACAAGGATGGTTCCCGTGTAACAAGTCGTACTGGTGCTCGTGGGATAATGCAGATTCTTCCTTCAACAGCCCGTGACCCAGGATTTGGAATCAGGCCATCTGATGGAACTCCGGAAGATGATGCGCGAGTTGGTCGTGAATACTATGACGCAATGTACAAGCGTTATGGCGACCACGAAAAGGCAATGGCTGCTTACACCGATGGTCCTGGCACTGTTGACAAAGCTGTTGATAAGAATGGGTTGGATTGGCTAACTGCTGTTCCTGTACAAGCACAGAATCGCGTCAAAGCATTCCGTGAATGGTCCAAGTCTTCTCAGTCTTTGGAAGAAGGTGCTACAGGGTTTACTCGTAATGGAATGTCATACGGTCAAACCCAAACTGTTGTTAATGTTAAGATTGATGCTAAGGTCAACAACCAGACTGCCTCTGCTACAGTGGCAATTCCTGGTGGCCAGACTGTAACTCAACAGATGAACATGAACAACGGTGCGCAACAAAGAAGATAAGGAGTTGGGGAGAAATCCCCAGCTTTCCTTTTACATTAGTTGAATATGTATTAATTTCAATAGGTATATCGCAATGCCGTGGCTACGCAGAGTTGAAGTAATAGTTTCACGTAAAGAAGACCCAAGCATTCGGACGGTATTTAAATCACATCGTATTGATTTTGAAGTCCGTTCCACTGTTGGGTGGCCCGCCGATACAGCAAACATAACTCTGTTTAACTTGTCGTTAGAAGAAGTTAAGTTCCTCCAAGACAAGTCCTACGGAGATATGTATATTGAAATTCGTGCAGGGTATGCAGAAGATGAACGCTCCGATTCTGGTGGCGGGGCTTCTAGCGGTGGTGTTAAGAAGTTTGGTCAAAAGGCTGAACAGAGTGACCGCGTAACAGTGTCCACCTCACTGCCAACCATCTTCTCTGGCATTATCACAAACGCAGTTGGCTACAGAAAGCCTCCTGAACATGTAACACAACTGTTCTGTATTTCTAAGGCATATGGTGCATCAACTGATTTCAAACAGCTGACTGCAATCAAACCTGGAACCAAGCTCATTGATGCAATGCGCTCAATGTGTTCTGACTATGGATTCAATACCATCTCCACATTTGGTGTTGAAGATTCAGTCCTTGAAACAGTAATGCCTCGTGGGCGTGTGTTTCATGACACATTCTTGAATGAATTTCGTAACATGCTTGGCGAATACAATTTGCTATACACTGTTACAACTGGTGAAGTTCAAATCTTCCCAGACACCTTTGGTGATAAAGATGCAGTAAACAGAATGTCCAAAGACAGAGAGCCAGTTAAGCTGGATGCCAACTCAGTCATTGGAAATCCTGTTGCTGGAATCTGCACCTATACTTTAAACACATTCCTAAACCCATCTTTCCAACCAGGGATGATTCTTGATGTATCTCCTTTGCTGGGAGACGAACTACTTGCCAATGGTGTAACCTCTGTTTCAGGGGAAGGTATTGTTCTTAACACAGACCAGTCCGTATTCCGGTGGGCTGTTGAAGACAAATACTTCATCATGGAAGTTGTGCATAAAGGCTCGACTCACTCAACCATTTATCAAACATCAATCACTGCAATATTGGGTGGCAATACAATGATGGGTGGTAAGGAAGCTGCGTGGCAGGAAATGTATGCTAACAGTGGAATGGCAATGGAGTCATTTTAATGTCTATCTTTGATACCGACCTCATTGGTGGTGTGTCCTCCGGCTTGAAGAATTTCAGCTACGGGCATCATCCATCTATTGTTATGTGGTCCAATGGACCTGCATCTCAGAAGGAAGAGGAATCTGGGCTGTTTGGTGGATTTGCGAAATCGCTTGAGAGCTTACCTGTTGTTGGTGAAGCTGCCACCGAAAGTTTTAACTCTTTTAAATTTGATGCAATGGTTAGTGAAGAACATGCGTCTGAAACAACTGTAACCAAGTTCCCTGTTAGTTCTGGCTTCATGGTTAGTGACCATGTTATTAACCAGAACAGGGTACTTAAGCTGACTGCCGTTGCTGTCAACATGCAGAACTCCTCCATGTGGTCTGCATCTGTACAAGGTTTATCTGTTGCTTCTGGCGCAATCTTCAATAGCCCAATCATCCCAATCCTTGGTGGAATTGCTGGTGGCGTTGCTTCTGCATTTGAAACAAGCAACCGAATACAGTCTACCTACGATTTGTTTAACAGCTTCCGTGTTACGGGGCAGAAGTTATACATTTCCACCATTCTGGGGCCTTATTTGAATTGTGTAGTAACCTCAATCAAAACCAAACATGATAAGATGACTTCTGCAATGTTGTCAGTTGAAATCTTGTTTGAAGAATTGCAGACAGTAGGTGAAGATGTTCTTGCCAGCGAAGCTCGTAAGGCAATGGAATCAATGTCTGATTATTCTGAATTTGCGAAGGTTGCTCAAAGTTTGGGGATGGGTGTTCTTGGAGGTGTTCCACTTCCAGGACTTGGTGCTCTTGGCACTCCTCCAACCAAACAGCTATCCAACTTGAAAGGTAAGTTGAGTAAACTTGCTTCTCCACTTTCTTCTATCAAGGGACGTATCCTATGATTGAGCAGGAACATCAAGCTCTAAAACAGATTGCTGAACTTCTGCCCACCGGATATGTGAAGAGTGTTCCTTACAATATAAGTAAGGATGTTTCGTTTGAATTTAATGGTGTGACAGTTAAAATGTCTGCACTGTATTTAAACGAATACTTAAACTGCTACATGTTTGACCTGGCTTGGGGAGCAACGGATAAGATATTCGGCATCCCAATTCGATGTGGGATTAATATCCTTAAGCAGTACAAAACTCCGCTACCAAACATGTATGCAGCCAACACAGTATTCCCTGGTGAAGAAGTAACAAGCTACAGGCAACTCTACCTGTTCATTATTGACGAGAGTGTACTTGAACGTGGCTAGTCATAACAATAACCAAAATGCTCCTGACATTAACACAAGTTATCCAGGGCACATCTACAACTTCGATGACAAAACACAAACGTGTGAAGTCCAGCTTGCAATCGAAAACCTGTTTGTGGGTTATGCCGAAGCCTATACCTTGCAGCCGAAACAAAGGTTGCAGGGTGTTCCTGTACAGTTTATTCAGGGTGGTGGCTGGAGTTTAACCCACCCTGTTCCCGATGGTACACCATGTTATGTTCATTTCTCACAACGAGGAATAGACCACTGGTTGTCCCAGAACAAAGACAGCGCTGGCTTAATAAATGGGCGCCCTGCTCCTGAGTTTAGCCAACTGTTTTCCCACAATGCTGCTGTGTGCACTATCGGGACTCAACCTTTGACCAAAGTTATTCCAGGATTTAATGGTGGAGTAGCAGAACTGCGCAATGCAGACAGAAGCCAAAGGCTGACACTGCACGGCGACGGTTTAATTGAAATCATTACTGGCGCTGCGAAGATTCAAATCACAAAAGATTCGGAGATTCTTGTTGAAGTTACGTCGCAAGCTACAGTTAAAGCGCCGCAGATTACATTGGATGGCGACACGACCGTTACAAAATCCTTAACAGTGATGGGTGGCATGGCTGTATCTGGCACTAAAGATGGCTCCACTGCAACGTTCACTGGCAACTTTAAGATGGATGGCAACATGGTTCAAACTGGTTCCCTCACTCTTAACGGTATTAAGGTTGATGGTCACACTCACACTAACCCAGAAGGCGGCGATGTTGGGCCGATGAAATAATGGCTGGAAATTTAGCTCTTGATTCAAACCACGACATTATTATTGGGCGTGGAACAACCCGTATTTCAGGTGCTGCTCAAGTTGCTCAATTGGTTAAGTGCAGATTGCTGACAATATTCGGCGAATGGAAGCTCGACAATTCGTTGGGCTTACCGTGGTTCGAAGCAATCTTTGCCAAGCAAGTTCGTCCTTCGGATATTGAGGCTGCAATAGCCAACATTATCCGAGGGACTGCTGGTGTTCAGCAACTGCTTTCCATAGATATTGATGCAGACTACCGAGACAGAAAACTTGGAATCTCCTTCACTGCATTGTCTGATTATGGCAACATTACGGAATTCTTAACATGGCAACAATCCAATACGGCGTAACAGAGAATGGCTTTGTTCGCAAGCCTGTGGCTGACGTTGTAGCTAACCTCAATAACAAATTTATTGCCGCATTTGGTTCCAACTTTGACATAAGTCCAGAATCTCCTGATGGGCAATATATCGGAATCATGGCCGACGAAATAGCCTCGTGCTGGGAACAGGCCGAACAAGTGTTTAACGCCTTCCGTCCTGGTGCTGTATCTGGTATTGGGCTGGATAACATTTGCGAATTAACAAACACTGTTCGATATGTTGACAAGCCTTCACAGGCAACTGTTTTGTGCAAAGGTGATTCAGGAACTGTTGTACCTGCTGGCTCTGTTGTAACTGACGGAACCATGCGCTTCACTCTTGATACAGACGTAACACTTCCAGGTGACGTAACTGTTATCGCAGAAGAAGCTGGCGAATATTACATCGCACCAAACTCCATCAACAAAATCGTAACTCCTGTTGCTGGTTGGACTTCTGTCAACAACGAAACAGCTGGAGAAACTGGTATTAACTATGAACCGGACCCACAACTCCGTGCACGTCGAGAAAGGACTACGGCAGTCAGTAGCACAGCCACAGTCGAAGCAATCTATGCTTCACTCGCTGACCTCGATATTGATTACATTCGTGTTCGTGATAATGATACCGGCTCTCCTATTGGCAGTCAGCCTTCGGGCACTGTATTTGTTGTAGTTGATGGCGGCACTAGCAATGATATTGCACGTCGAATCTACAATGCCAAGACTGGCGGTGTTCCGACACATGGCGATATCACAATCACTGTTACAGACTCGAAAGGCTATCCGCACGATATTCATTTCAGCCGACCAACTTACACAGACATTTATGTCAAAGGTACGTTCCGTCGCCGTGCAAATGCCAACCTGAGTTCTAACGATGCTATTCGTCAGTTAACCGAAGCAACTGTTAACTATCTCAACTCCCTGCAACCAGGTCAGAGTGTGGTATGGTCTAACATGTTTGCTCCAATTATGGCTGCAACACAGTCGCTTGAAATTGATTCATTATTTATTGGTATTGCTCCAAGCCCATCCGGGACAGCAACCATTGATTTGGATATTGACAAGCGTGCTCGTGGCGTTGCTGCAAACATAACTTACACAGATGTGACAGTATAATATGGCTGGTAAACATGGCTTAGACATGCTGCTTTCGCAGTATGCACTTTCACCAAACTTACGCAAATATATCTCCATCTTCTTGGAGGAGTTTGCAGAAGTTAAGAAGGCCATGGCTGACTCAATCAAGTACAGATACTTAGCAGACTCATTCGGCATCATGGTTGACGACCTTGCATATCTTGTAGGGGCTTCTCGTGTAATACATGGTGCCGCAGCACTTGGGTACTTTGGCTTCTATGCCAACCCAGGTGCATTCTCTGCTGGTGATGACAATAACCCAAGTGTTGGTGGTATTCTGAAATCAGATTACGACAGAGACTCTGGGGACTTTGTTCGAACAGATGCACAGTTGAAGGATGCAATACGTGCCCGAATCATCAAGATAACTGGCAACTGTACAATCGAACAAATCATCATGTACATTGAGTTGGTTGTGGGAAGGGAACTGAAACTTCAAATCGTCGAAGGATTTCAGACAATGGATTATGTTGTTCATGAAATGTTGTCTGTACCTGAGAAAGTTCTTATGGCGCACATGCTTCCAAACTTTAAACCTGTTGGTGTTAAGATTACCCTCAGGGATGCTGGAGGCAATATCGCCTTGGTCTATGGTTCCAAAGATTATCCTCCGGAGAAATAATGACACAACGTCTTAAGTTTAATTTTCCCTGGGCGCAAGATGGTGAAGTTAAAGACCCGGACTTGGACACCTCTGCACCAAGTTTTATTGAAAACAGATATGCCGACGTAGGTTGGGAAGTTGAGAAGCCACCTAACGAGTGGCAAAACTTCTTGTCGCAGATTAGTGACTTGAAGATTATCTCGCTCTTGTTTAGTGGTGTCGCTGAGTTTGATTCCAGTGTGACCTATCAGGTTGGTGCAGTTTCATCGCTCGATGGTGTTGTTCGTGTCTACACTTCCACAGGTTGGGAAGAGGTACTTAACCTCAAGAAGGTTGATTACCTTAATGACATTAGCAACTTGAAGTCTATCTACGATAACCACTTGGCTGCAACCAACCCCCACAAGGATACTGTAGACACTGTAGTTAACAAGACTTACAGCAAGTCTACCATTGATGATGCCTTTGGGAGTAAAACAGACCCAAGAACCATTGTATACCACAAGCTGCAAACTGGCCGTGTTCACCAAGAAACTCCTCAACAGCTTGGGACACTTCCAACATCTGGTGGTAAGTTCTCTGGCCCTGTGTCACTCATAGGTGGAATGAAGTTTGGAACAAACATCTCAATCCGAATGAACCCAGGAAATGGCAGAATTGAGATGCGTGCTGGAAACAGGATTCTATCCATTGATGCACTTGGCAATGTTCTGTGGAGCATAGTTGGTGGTGAGGAATATCCAGTGATGACTGAACTGAATTATTCAGAATTTCAGATTCGCTGGGGAAACAGGTTCGCACTTCCTCAACCATACCTTGACATGAACATGAAAACATCTATCAACGATGCCATGTCAGTTCGTGGGTGGACTATTAGTACGTCGGATGCCCCGGTATTTCATCCCAAGGGTGGGATTAAAGTTGATGACAACACAATAACCTTTGAAGGTTTTGATGTTAACTGCCCAACGTCAATCGTCATGTATGGAAGAAATGCTGGTGGAAATCTTATCACAGCAAGGTCCATAAAGGCTCCGTCTGCTGGGTACACTTCAATGGAAACCCTGCTGACAAACATGGGATTCACCTCTGCTGTTTGGGTCGAGAGAATTACCTGTTACCCAACTCTTACCGCATATCAACAATCAATGTTAGTGAGGCCATAATGGCAATTCGTCCTAAACTGAACCGAGTCTGGACCTCAAACAACTCTGTCGCAAGACGTGACCCAGGTGATGCAAAATATCTCAAGGGCTGGGTTGCAGAGATTCCAACTTACCAGGTTCTTAACTACCTGCAATACAAGATTGACACCACAATGCTTGCACAAGCAGAACGTGGAATCTTTGAGTGGGGCAGTGATGTAAGTTATGGCGTTGGTAGTTTGGCTTGGGACGAAACAGACAAAACCATTTATGTTTGTACTGTAGCCAGTCCTAGCAAAACACTACGCCCAAGTGCAAACTCTGCACAGTGGAGTCCAAGCTCCATTCAAGTTTCTCGTGCAAATTACGACTCAATTGTTGCAGCAATCAATGCGCACATTGCAGACGTAACCTCAAACCCGCACAAAGTAACTGCTGCACAAATTGGTGCATATGACAAATCAGAACTTGATTCAATTGTTGCCAACTATCGTGCAATGGTTCAAGCACACGTAACGGATTACAACAACCCGCACAAACTTACTGCAACTCAAGTTGGTGCCGTCCCTGTAACTGGTGGTGCATATACAGGTGAAGTAACCTTCACGACTGTTTACTTAAATGATTCCAAGACTGCCCAGATTGTTAATGATGGTGGTGGCCTGTACCTTCGTAATGGCAGCTACTATCTTGGCATCAATGGAACTACGGGCAAGGCAGAAACTGGCACTGCTTCAAGCAAGTCTGCTATTGTCACGGAACTAAACTTCCCAGATGTTAAGGCGGCACAAGAACCAAGATATGCTGCTGAACTTCCGGCATATGAAATGTCACTTATCAAGTCTGTAAACATTCTCCGTGGCGCTGGAATTTTCAACACATTTGCAACAGAACCTGCCTACAATGAGGCTCTTGGTGGGGCACTGGCTTTTGTAACCCCCGATGTTGGTTCTGCGGGTATAAACTGGTTCAACAATACGCAATTGTCGAATGGCTCCAGGTACACGATATGTATAGACTATACGAAGATTGTTCAAGATGGTGCGGATGGCAACTGGCAATTTGGCTTTGGTATGGAAACCTTGAAGGTTCTCGTATGTTTTGACGGTGGCGTCATTCTGCGATACAGAAACCCGTCAGGAGTACTTGTAAACACTCCCAAGACTATTAGTCCTGCTGTTGCAACTGTCGGGAAATGGTCAAGAATTTGTGTAACAGTGGCTGACTCCACTGCAAGAATATTTGTTGACGGTGTTCTTGTGGCTCGACACAGTATTCCAGGAATAGATTCCAACAACCGTAGGCCAACACTATCGACGTGGACCAAATCTTCTGCCATTACAAGGGCAGAGTTTGCTGTACGGTCCCTTCGTATTTGGGACAGTGCGCTGTCAAATGAACAAGTCTCAACTCTATAGGATTCAAAATGGCTAAAGGTTATTCTTTAGATGCACTGGTTAACGAGCACTACATGAAGTCTCGTACCAACCTGGACAATACAAAATTGGACACCCTCACAGGGATGGATAGCGTTGGGGTGTATTACCAATCGTACAATGCTTATGCCACGACTTCAAACAATTACCCAGCAGGTGCTCAGGCAGGAACTCTTGAAGTGTTACCTCACAGCGCCAATATACTTGGCAGGGTGATGCAGCGATATACTACATACAGCTCGATGCGTTGTTGGGTTCGTAGCCAAAGATATGCCTCAGATGATGAGTCGTTTGGGAGTTGGGTGGAGCTTATAAATGTGAACAACATTTATAACGCAATCTACCCTATCGGTATTGTCCTCCAATTTGATAATGCCACCAACCCGAACAACATGTTTACCGGAACTGTGTGGGAACAAATTGTAGACGGTCGTTCTGCCCGTGCTGCAACTGGTCCACAAGCCGGGACGACTGCGGGTCAAATTGGTTCAGTGGCTGGGTCGGATACTGCCACCATTGCTGTAGCCAACCTTCCAGGCCACACGCATGGAATGCAGAACCACACTCACAGTATTGCAGCCCACTCACACACGATGGCCCACACCCACAGCATTAACCATGACCATGGGGCAGTAAGTACCAATACCACTGGTGGGCATACCCACTCACTAAGTGGCACAGCTAACGCTGCTGGTGAACATACTCACCCAATATCTCAGGGCGATAACGCCAACGTACGAAATGGTAGGGTTGCTTCTTCAAACTCCGCTCAGACGCACGTAGGTTCGACAAACGGTGCTGGCAACCATACCCACAGCATTAGCGGCACAGCCAATAGTGCTGGCAACCACGCACATACAGTGGACTTACCTAACTTCACAGGTACAAGTGGCGGCTCTAGTGCAGGAAGTACAGGAGGTACGGCACTAACCACTGGTGGCCCTAGCAACAACACTACGACCTCAACTGGTGACGGCACAGCACTCAATGTGTGTAACTCCGTACACTACTATGCCTTCTGGAAACGGGTGGCTTAAGGAACTCATGGAACGTTTATCTATTCAGATGTTTGTGGACCTAATGCACCAATATGGTGTTTGGCATGGATTGCTGGCTGGTCTGACGGCTTTAATCCGTGGGGCATACGAAAGTGAGGGATTAAGCAAAGCGTTGCTGGATGCAGCGCTATGCAGCCTGATTGGTCTGTTTGCCTTTCATGTTGCTGGCACGTTCGAAACTTTCACGACTAACGTCACAATGCAGTTAGTGTTGGCTATTGTGATTGGTGTCATTGGTGCAAACCTCATTATCACAACTGTCAGGGAAAGTTTCTCTGGCGCAATCAAACAACTTAACCCTTTAACGTGGTTCAAGAAGGCACGATGAAATGATAAGGAACTCGAATGCTATCATTCAAAGTCCTTGCACTTCTGACAGCTTTAGTTCACATCAACGCCCCAGCTTCGGTTGGGGCAGTGAATTCTGCTATTACAGATTTTGCAAGTCATTCTTATTTAAATGGAAGTCTGAAACTATCTTCTTCACAACGCAAAGAGCTAGAATGCTACACTAAAGTTATCTGGTATGAAGCTCGCGGAGAAGACAAACATGGAAAGATTCTGGTAGCTAATGTCGTCCGTAATAGAACTGAGTTCGGGAAGCCATTCGCTAACACCGTTTGTGATGTTGTCTATCAACGCAATCAATTTGCATGGACACGAGAAGCAAAGAAGAAGAATGCTCAATGGAAGCATGTAGCAAAGATTAATTATGCCACAGAACAACAACAAGTTCTGGACACCATTAATGTTGCAATCTCTTTTGTACTATTTAATCAACCCTCTGTCACCAAAGCAACCCACTTTTGTACAGCATCGGAGAAGTGTAACTTCAAGAATGTCAAAGGTTTGGGACGTTATGGTGGCCATAAATTCTATGAGTATCTAGGAAATCTGTAATGGCTTACACTACCTTTTCACAAACCAAGAATAACCAACTATTAGAGCCAATGTTCTTTGGTCAGAACGTTAACGTTGCTCGATATGACCAACAGAAGTACAACATCTTCGAGAAGTTAATCGAGAAGCAGTTATCTTTCTTTTGGCGACCTGAAGAGGTTGATGTTAGCCAGGACCGAATTGACTATGCTGGTCTTCCTGAGTGTGAGAAACACATCTTCACCAGCAATTTGCGATACCAAATCCTGCTTGATTCCATTCAGGGACGTGGACCAACTACAGTTTTGCTGCCAATTGTGAGCATTCCTGAGCTGGAAACTTGGATTGAAACTTGGTCATTCTCAGAGACAATTCACTCTCGTTCTTACACTCATATTATTCGTAATATCGTGACAGACCCAAGTGTAATTTTCGATGAAATTGTGGAGAATGAGCACATTAAAATGCGTGCAATCGGCATCTCCCAATATTATGACGAGCTTCAACATCTCACTTCCATGTGGCATCTGCATGAAGATGAAGTAGACCTGCGTGAGCTTAAGAAGAAGCTGTATTTATGCCTCATGTCCATCAATGCACTGGAAGCAATTCGCTTTTATGTCAGTTTTGCTTGCTCATTTGCCTTCGCTGAACGCAAGTTAATGGAAGGAAATGCCAAGATTATTCGCTTAATTGCTCGTGATGAAGCACTACATTTGACTGGAACTCAACACATGCTGAACCTTCTTGCAAGTGGTGTTGATGACCCAGAAATGGCTGAAATTGCTAAAGAATGTCGTCAAGAATGCCAAGAAATGTTCGAAAATGTGGCCCAACAAGAGAAAGATTGGGCTGATTATTTGTTCAAAGATGGCTCAATGATTGGCTTAAATAAGCAAATTCTATGCGGATATGTGGAATATATCACGAATATTCGTATGCAAGCAGTTGGATTGGATGCTCCATTCAAAGGTGCTACTAACCCGATTCCTTGGATTAACGCATGGTTGAATTCGGATGCTGTACAAGTCGCTCCACAAGAAACGGAGATTAGTTCGTACCTTGTCGGGCAGATTGATTCCGAAGTGGACACCAATGCTCTGGGCGGATTTGAATTATGA